AATTTATATTTGGTAATATAACTAAAGTAGATAATGGTAAAATTAGACTACTTACTAGTAAAGAATACAATAGATCTAAGGCATCACTATCTAAAGAAGAAAGAGATTACTATGAAATGTACAGAAACGTAACAGCTAGATTATTTCAAGGTCAACAAAGAGCTGGTAATGATGCGTTGTTTTCATATGTACATGGTGCGAGCATGAGATCTTTAGAAGCTATGGACAAGAATGGCATGTTTGGCTTGTATGATATGATTATAGATTCATCCGATTATAATCGTGTTAAGGTAAGGGGTAAAGATTTAGATGGTAAAATAAAACTAAAAACATTCTATGAATGGAAATATGATGTTTATAAAAACAAAAGTACATTCGGTGGATTACGAGAGCTAAATAAACTTAGAGCAAAAGCTAAAAGATTTAAAAAACAAGGCATTAATGAAGATGGATCAAAAATATTATTATCGGATGTGGAAGTAGATGCGTTGATAAATAATGGTCAGCTACTACAAAAGATGTTGGATAAAAACATCAGAGGAGCATCTGATATAGATCTTGAAATAATTAAAGAGTATGAAAGACGAAGAGGTGCAGCTATAGAATTTGCTACTATGGATATCAATACGGCTTTACTTGAGTTTGCCAGAGGTAGTTTATTTTCTAATGGTGATTCAGAGTTTGGGGGTATGAAACAAACCACTATATTAACTAATGCTGCAATAGCATATAATAAAAATCTTAACAATGAGAATGCAGTTAAGTATTTGACTGAGTGGTGGAAACAGGGTTTTTTAGGTAAACAGCAACAAACAAGTATATTTGGAGAAACAGGCGACAAAGTTATAGATGGATTTGTTAGCCTTACATCATTAAGATTATTAGGATTTAATTTATCAGTTGGTGTTGGTAACTTGTTAGCTGGTAAATATCAAGAACTACGTAAGCGTGGTGGTAGACAATTTATTACAGGAGAAGATAGATATTTTAGAAATAGAGGTAAGTCATTAGAAATACTTAAAAGGTATAGGGTTATACAGCATAGCTTTGATGACTTTGTTCATTTATCAGAAGGTAAAGGTTTGTGGGGTAAAATAGAAAAAGCGTCATTTATTTTTATGGATAAAACAGAACACTATATACAAGGTGCTGCATTTCTAGGGTTTCTTACAGATCAAGAGTTTAACACTGGTGAGATTAGTGAGTTAAGAGTTAGAGAAATAAATAACAAAGTAGCAACATTACATGGTGAGGGCTATACAGCTTTAGACGCATCACTATTATCTATGTATTCATATGGTAGATCTTTATTGCAGTTTAAGAAATGGTGGCTAACATTATTTGCTGATCGTTTTGGATCAGAGCAGATTAATAGATTTGGCGAGGTAACTATTGGAAGCTATACCGCAGCCACACAATACACAAGAGACATCTTTCAAAAATATTTTAGAGGTGAGATTACTATGGTAGACTTTTTTGAAGAGTATAAAAAACTATCACCTGCACGTCAAGAAGAAATAAAAAGTTTTATGCGGGGTATTGGTATTACTGTAGCAATTTTATCTATGATAGCTATATTAGAAGATGATGATGATCCAGATACAGAAGTAATCAAAGCGCTTAAAAAACTAGAAAATGATATATATGCAGCTACAGATATAGATAGATTTATTGGCTATACTGTAATACCCGCATCTATTGCTACTGGTGAAACGGCAGTTGATTTTATAGGTGAAGTTGCTTTAGATAAAAAAGATAGACTAGGTAGAAGTAAAGCTTTACGTACTCTAAAAACAGAATTGATTCCTGGTTCTAGTTTAGTTGAAGGTATAGAAAACCTTATAGACTAACAATATAAGAAGAAATTTATTAACTTTGTAAAAAATTCAAATGGCAAATATAGATGATTTATATAATAAAAGCTTTGGTCAGTTAGGATCAGTTTTTACATCTGGTAGTTCTGGAGTAATAACACCACCTTCAAATAAAGTATTTGTAGCTATACTTATATTAGATCAAAACACTACTTTTGATACACATGGTGGTTTAGTAGCAGATACAAATAAAGGAGATATGCAATATATTACTACAGAAGATGCAAGCGGTAATGACATATATTCAGGAGGTGCAAATGGAGGATCACATTCAATAGCAGTGGGTTCTGAAACATTAGAGTTTGGTGGTGGAGGTCAAGAGCTTACAAACGCACAAACATTTCCTTTAGGAACAACAATAGTTGGAAGATACAAAAGAATAGCAATAAACTCGGGTGCAGTTATAGCGTATATTGGTGACTGATGTTAAGTTCAGTCAACTCATTAAGTTCAGCAAATTTTAAAAAATCATTTGCAACCACTACAAATAGAGTTCTTCAACTTGATGGAAGTGGTGATTATGTGGACGCCTCTACATTAGCATCTTCAATAGGATTTGGACAAGGCTCTGTTAGTGTTTGGGTTAAGATAGACACAACTAGTGGTAATGAAGCATTTTTTAGCGTATGTAAAGATGATGATGGAGATAATAAAATAGAATTACAATATATAACAGCTGACGCCCTTTTTAGAGCTATATACAAATCAGAGGGAACAACAAAAAAAGCTGTTTTAGTAAGATCTAATTCGCAAGTAGAAGCTGATGAGTTTAATCATTTAGGCTTAGTATATAATACTTCAACAGATCAAATTTCTTTATATTTTAATGGAACTAGAATTGATCCAGCTACACCAAGTGCTATAACGATAATAGATGAAGGGACAGTAGGGACATTTAACAGGCTTCAATTTGGAAGAGCAGCTGATGGAACAGGTGCGTCATCTCATCATGGAAAGCTTGGTGATATGGCTATTTATGATACAGCTCTTACAGATGATCAAATGACAGAAATATATAATGGTGGAAAAACTTTTAATCATAATGACGGATCTGCAAGTGGTAATTTATTAGCATGGTACAAATTTGGAACAGGTATAGTAGATGGTATACAAGATTCAACATCTGTTATTTTTAATTTAAAAAGTACAGGCTTGGGATCAGAGCTAGTAGAAAACTCTGATTTAAGTTCACACGGAACTTCTTCAGATCATGCAAGATTAGGATCTAATTTTAGTATAGATAACTGGATAATAGAAAAAAATAGTGGAGATTCTGGTGTTAGAACATTTACAGCTTTAGATGGGGGTGGTGTAAGGTGTACTATCAACACACAATGCACATCAGGCTTTCACCAAAGAATATATCATACTGTAAGTAGTGACTTAACTATTGGTGATTTTTATGTATTTAGAGCTGTTATACTTACATCAGATGGTAGCAATGTGAGATGTTCTGTGCAAAAATTAACTTCCGCCTCTGATACTACAAATACAACTCATGGCTCTTTTACAACTACAGTAGCTAATGTGCCTACAATAGTTGAAAGTGTATTTAAATGTATAGACAATACAGAACAAAGAATACATATATTTCCTTTAACTACAATAAGCGCAGGGGGGTTTTATGAAGTTCATTCTGCAAGTTTAAAAAAATATAGTGGTTTTGCTGCTTTTGCAGTTGCTGATGGTAGCTTAGTTTCAACAGGTTTAAGATAATGTATAATAATTATACATATGTAATAGTAGAGTCATCAGAGGTTGATAGTTTAAATTTTGAATCTGATGAAAATGAAAACAGATATTTATTAAATTTAAATAAAAATTTTTTAAGATATAATGTATCTAAAAATAAAGCAATTGTTAAATATGAAGGTAATGATCCTATATGGCAAGATGAAAATGAAAATGATGTAGATTTTTTTAGTGGAAAAACAAAATACAATCATGAAGAAATACTTAATGTATTAAAAAGTTCTGAATGGTTACAAATTGATGAATAAGTTTGTATACATATTACTATTATTTAGTATCAGTACTAATGCACAAATAAATAAATATTTAAAATTTTCTACATTTTATGTAGCTGCAAATGGAGGGACATCAATATCTGATGTTGATGTATATTCAATTCAAGATGGGCTGCAAACATCTACAATACAAACACCGTATGATTATAATCTATCACTTGGGGTTAGAAAAATAGCTAGATTTGGTTATGAAAATAGAGCACAAACTTTTTATGATGGCACAGAAACATCATGGTCTGATGCTTCTACACTTGGAAAGGTTAGTGGCTTAGAGTTTTTATTTGAGTTTAATAAAAAAAGACAAGAAGGTGATGATTATCTAGATCAACACTATTTTATAAGATATGTTGATAATGATTGGTTAACAAAAGTAGAATATCTACAAGATGGATTTGCAGACATACAATACTATGAAGCATCACAAAGATATAGGTATAAATACAACAAACATTTATCATTTAATATTGGTGCTGTTCAACGTATAGCAGAGCCTTATGGCTATGATCCGTTATCAGAATGGTTACTTGATAATGGCGATATACATTACACTTATCTTGCAATACAAGAGGGATATACAATAGATGTTCATAATAGTGAGTATAAAGATCCAAATGGAAATATAGTAGCAACATCATCAGATGTTTGGAAAGAAATAATAATACCTAGAGTATTAAGAGATTATGTTGAAAGAAAAAGAGATGAATTACCTGCACAATGGAATCACTCTTTAGTTGTTGGGTATGATTATTATTATTATACAAAAATGTTTTGGTTACATTCTTGGGCTAACTTATTACCATGGCACTATGATGCGGGTAATGAATATAGCTATCATAAATATAATAATGGTCAGTGGTTAGATTATTCTGGTGGATTAATATTTGGTTATAAGTATAGTAAACAATTAGGATTATTTGCTGAAGGTAAGTATAATAAATACTGGAATAGAGAATGGTATGATTTTAAATTAGGTGTTAATTATATATTATTATGAAAGCAAATTGGATAAATGGCTATAAAGCTAATAACAAAAAAGAAGTATACAGAATAGAATTTAGACTTGGTACAATGACATTATTTTATGTTCATTACTGTGCTTGTGTTGGTGGGACGTGTTCAAGATTTAGATTGATGTTGTTTAACTTTGGAATAGAATTGTAATGTCAAAAGAACTTAATGAAGATACTAGTTTTAAAGTAAGTGTAAAAACTCTTATAGCAATAGGGGCTGGATTATCAGCTTTAATAGGTATGTGGTTTACGTTACAGGCAGATATAGCTGAAGCTAAAGAACTACCTGTATCTACACCAGAAGTTACTCGCATGGAGTTTGATATGAAAGATCAAATGATTAGACAATCAATAATCAACACTGAAGCTAATGTTAAGAAACTTGAAGAAAGAATGATAAGAATGGAAGATAAAATAGATAAACTGAGATGAAAAAATGTTTGAAATTTTTATTTGTATTATTTTTATTTACGGTATATACAGAATGTTGTTTTTCACAGATAACAGCAATTTACTTTAATGCATCTTGGAACGCTGCGAATGAAGTTGTTTGGTTTGATAAATTAAATGATGTAGAAAAAGAAACTATGGATATCGGTAAAGGTGATTGTCAAAAAAAATATAAAATAGCAGTAGTACCTACAATACTACTTATGAAAGATGGAGAAGAGGTTGAAAGATTTCAAGCTGATTTAAGTTTTAAATTAATGGCTACTAAAAAAGAAATACAAAATATAATTGATGAACTTTTGATGGAAGATTTTTAATGAAAAAATTTATTTTTATATTATTAATATTACAGGCTTGCATTGCACCAAAAGAATGTTGTGGTCAAAAACTTGCTGTTTTAAGCTTAACAACCGATCAGTATCCAACAGAAACATCGTGGTGTTTATTTGCAGATAGTTTATATGGTGATACTATTAGTTTTATTACTCCAGGAGATTTGACATTACCATATCATAATTATGTAGATACATTTTTTATAAACGGACCTATTAACACTATTGTTTTTTTAATTAGAGATACTTATGGAGACGGTATGGATGGTAGTTATTATTTATCTGTATGTGGTGATACAATAATTAATAAACCTAGTGTTTCGTTTCAAAGTGGTTTATTTTCTACTAGACCAGTGCCGCCATGTTTACCACAACCACCGCCACCTCAGTCAAATAATAACTGTGTGCCTACATTAATTAATATAAATTTAGATCAGTTTCCAGAAGAAACATCATGGGATATAGTAGATAGTTTAGGAAACACAATAATATCAGGAGGCACATACCCAAATGTACCAAACTATCAACCACAATTTATTATTAATTGTTTACCAGAAGGTGAGCTTACATTTACAATTTATGATACATATGGTGATGGTCTTCAAGGATCACTATGGGGTGGACAAGACGGATCATATTATATAATGCAGTGTGAAGACACTCTTGTATATGGAACAATAGCTAACTTTGGCAATGACACAAGTCATGTGTTTATAAGCGATACTTGCATACCACCACCACCTGTATATGGTTGTACAAATGATGACTACGTTGAATATAATCCACTTGCAACGATAGAAGATAGTAGTTGTGTTACTTTAAAGATATACGGATGTACAGATAGCACTATGTTTAATTATGATAGCTTAGCTAATACAATAGAAAATATAGATCGCTGTACATATGATTTAATATTACATGATTTAGTAGGTAATGGTTGGGTTGGAACAAGATTAGAAATATATCAAGAAGATGATACATCTGTATTTTATATGTCAAATGGTTTTAATCAATATTTTACTATTGATTTATATGCCATAGAAGAAGTAAGCGCAAAACTATTTGTAAGTCAACAAGCGCAAAGCACTGCACTTGAATGTGGCTTTACACTAATTAATCCATACGGAGATACTGCATTAAGCATAAGACCACCTTTTGTGGTGCCGTTTAAATTATATGAAGGTGAAACGTATTGCGGCAATAAATGTGAAGAAAAAATTTATGGGTGTATGGATTCTTTAGCATTTAATTATGTGGACACAGCAAACGTAGAAACTGTTTGTTATTATTATCCAGGATGTATATCACCTGCGTATCTTGAATATCATGTGGATACAACAAATGGTTATTTTACAGATATTAATATACAAGATAGCTGTATAACATTAGCTGTATTTGGATGTATGGATGATACTATGTCAAACTATAATGCATTAGCTAATGTAGATAATGGTGGATGTATACCTTATGTGTATGGATGTATGGACCCCTTGATGTTTAATTATAATGCTTTAGCTACAGCACCAGATACATGTATACCATATTTATATGGGTGTACAGATCCAACTATGTACAATTATGATTTATTTGCAAATACAGATAATGGATCATGTGAACCTTATGTATATGGTTGTACAGACAGTACAATGTTTAACTATAATCCTTTAGCCAATGCTGATAACAATACTTGCCTGCCTTATGTCTATGGTTGCACTGATCCTAGCATGCTCAACTACAACCCACAAGCGAATACAGAAGATTTCAGTTGCATACCTTACATTTACGGTTGTACTGATAGTACTGCCTTTAATTATGATTCAACAGCTAATACTGATAATGGCTCGTGTGAAGCTATTGTACAAGGATGTATGGACCAATCAGCATATAACTATGACGTTACGGCTAATGTTAGTGACAGTACTAACTGCCTTTTTGATGCTGGTTGCGTCACTGGTCCTGGTTCCCCTTATTGGTTAAACGATCTTTGTTATGCTTGGGTAATAGATGTAGATGAGTATTGTTGTGAAAATGAATGGGATACTATTTGTCAAAGCACATATAATTATTGTTATAATAATTGGAGTGGTCCAATACTAACTAGACAAATAGCAGATCTTGATATATATCCTAATCCAACAAAAGGTAAAATATATTTTAGTAAATTTGTAAATGTTGTATTATACAACATATCAGGACAAGAGCTCAAAAGAAAAAAGAAAGTACAGGAGTTAGATTTATCTAACATGGAAGAAGGACTATATTTAATTGAATTAAAATACAACGAAAGTGTATTTATAAACAAAATTATTAAACGTTGAGTTTTCTAAACATCTTTAAAGACAATAACAATTATAATGAAAAAACTATAATTGGATTTATAGCTTTTCTAATAATGTGTGTTATTATGTTTGCTGATCTACTTACAGGTTGGTTTGGTAAAGACCTTATTATTAATGAATTTGTATATGATTCGTTTACTTTAATCGTATTAGGGTGTTTTGGAATAGCTGGACTAGAAAAATTTGCAAAAAAATAATGGCTAGAAAAACAGTTAAAGCACCTACAGGATTTCATTGGATGAAAAAAGGCAACAATAGTTATAAGTTAATGAAACACACAGGTAAGTTTAAAGCACACAAAGGGGCTAGTTTAAGTGCTAGCTTTGATGTACAGAAAGTTCACAGAAAAAAAAGTTAATATGCCAAAAGACGCTTGTTATCATAAAGTAGTAGCTAGATATGGTCCAAAGACTTCTGCATATAGAAGTGGTGCAATGGCTAAATGTAGAAAAGTTGGTGCAGCTAACTGGGGTAATAAATCCAAAAAGAAAGCATCACAGGGTATGAGATTCCAACACGATTAGTATGGCTGTTAGAAAAACAAAAGCTGGACTAAGATTAAAGCGTTGGTTTAAAGAAGATTGGAGAACACCGTCAGGTGAAAAAGATTACAGTAAAGGAGAAAATACATTTAGACCTACTAAACGTATAAGTAAAGATACACCAAAAACTTGGAGTCAATTATCTCCAGGTGAAAAAAGAGCAGCAGCAAGAGAGAAAAAGAAAAAAGGTAGAGTTAGTAGATATAAAGGTGGAGGAAAATTTTTAAGACAACTAGATTAAATTTAATATTATGAAACATAAAATGAAAAAAAAGAAAATGTATAAAAAAGGCGGTATGCTAAAGCCAGTTGATTCCAAAAAGAATCCAGGTTTAGCTAAACTTCCAAAAGATGTTAGAAATAACATGGGCTTTATGATGTATGGAGGTAAAGTTAAAAAAGCACCAGGCGGAATGATGATGAAAAAAAGAATGATGAACTATGCTGGTGGTGGTAAAATGCTTAACGGTATGTCTATGCAAAAAGCTGGTAAAGGTATGAAAATGGACTATGGTCACGGTGGTATGATGAATAAGCCAGGAGAAGGCTTAAAGCAGCTTGACTAATGTCAGAAAAACCTATTAGACGTACAGTAGGTAAAGGAGGTAACTATCGTAAAACAAAGTCTGGAGCTGGTATGACTCGTAAGGGTGTTGCTGCATATAGAAGAGCAAACCCTGGTAGCAAGCTTAAGACTGCAGTAACGGGCAAAGTTAAACGTGGTAGTAAAGCAGCCAAACGAAGAAAGTCTTATTGTGCTAGAAGTTTAGGGCAACTTAAACGAAGTAGTGCAAAGACTAGAAATAATCCAAACTCAAGAATAAGACAAGCAAGACGTAGGTGGAAATGCGAACATGGGTGTGCAATGCCTGCGAGATCAGGATCTAGAGCTATGTATAGACAATTAGACTAATGGCAGTATTAACAACAATAAATAATATTCCAGTCTATAGTACAGTACAAGAAGCTTTAAACTGGGCAGCATCTAATAATTTATCTGGATATCATACACATATGGTTAATGGTCAGATAGGATATATGGGTGGGCCAACACATGGGCAGGCCGCAGGATCATCACAAGGACTTAGAGGCAGTAATCAATCTAGTTACTAATGAGTATATTAGGTAAAATTTTTAGTTCAGGCGCTAGTGATTTAGTAAAAAATGTAGGTGGTGTAATAGATAATTTACACACATCTAAAGAAGAAAAACTAGAAGCACAACGTAAACTTCAAGAGTTAGTTGCTAACTATGAAGTTGAAATGGAAAAAAATGTAACTGACCGATGGAAGTCAGATATGAATAGTGATTCTTGGTTAAGTAAAAATGTAAGACCATTAGTTTTAATATTTTTAGTAGTAAGCACAGTGCTTATGATATTTATAGATGCAGGGAGTATAAGTTTTTCCGTTGAAGAAAAATGGACTGACTTATTACAAATAACTTTGATTACAGTAATTGGTGCGTATTTTGGTGGTAGATCATTGGAAAAACGTAAGAGATGAAATTCAAATGGTTAGTGAAAACAGATGATGAAATATATCATGAGTCTATGCAAAATGCATACATATTACTAACACAACAAATTTCATTTGATGAGCTAATAGATTACAATGGTTGCAACCTTCCATTTCATCCAAGAAAAAAAATAACAAAAAAAATATATAGTTCACTTATTAATTATTTTTGTGAGCTAGAAGAATATGAAAAATGCGCTCAGCTAAAAAGCGTTATGGATTCAGATAACTATGATAAAAATTTATTAAATTTGTAAAAACTTAAAAAAATGGCTAAAAACTATACATTGAATTGTTCTTTAAGCATGGCAGCTAATTCAGCTACTGGATATTCACAATCACAAAGTGGTAACTATCAACTTAATATTACTGGAGTAGATCAAATAGCTTCAGGCAGAATTGATGTTGCACATGACGGTGATGCTACAATTATGGCGGCACCAGGACATGGAAGGGTAATTTACGTTAAAAACTTAGATGACACTAACTTTGTAAAAGTATATGATGGCGCATCATCTGCAAACGATTTAATTGGTATACTTGAACCAGGTCAATTTTTAATGACAATAATTAGAGGAACAGGAACTACAACAGCAAGAGCTGATACAGCAACTGTTACAGTAGAATACGCAGCAGTAGAAATAGATTCAAACGCATAAAAAATAAAATATGGCAACTCAATCATTATCAGTAACAGTATCAGGTACACTTACATTAACAGATTCAGATGGTAATCAAGTGTTTACTTTTTCACCATCTTTTCAAACAGCATCTAGTACAGTAGATTCAGCATTAATATCAACTGGTGAAGTATTAACTAACGGAACTAGTGACACTACTATTAATTTAGCAAGACACAATAAAGATATGATATTTACATTTATCAAAAATGTAGATACAGACTATCCTGTAGCAGTAAAGCCAGATGGTGATGTAATTGCTGATCTTAAACCAGGTGAGTGTATGTTTTCACCAATACATGTTGATGGGGCAGGCGATGGATCAGCTAACTTAGATTTAGCCGCTACTACAGCTGCACAAAAAGTTCAATATCTTATTTGTGATGGACCTGACACTGGAATAAGTTCAGATGACTAAAATATAGGGGGAAAGGCATATATGTAAAGGTTCTCTTAGTACCCCTTAAAAATGTAAAAAAATGAAACTTAAGGTTTTAAGATTTAGTAGCCAGGAGGATAGCACTTCTGGCTTACTTTTTTTAGATCACAATGATGGTCTTAAATTTCTATGTTATACTCTTGAAGATGAACACAGATCAAAAAAAGTAAGAGGAGAAACAAGAGTACCTGCTGGTACATATAATTTATCACTTAGAAAAGTAGGAGGCTTTCATGAAAGATATAAAAAGAAATATGGTGCGTTTCATAAAGGAATGTTACAAGTTATGGATGTACCAAACTTTGAATATATTCTTATACATACTGGTAACACTGATGAGCATACTGCTGGATGTTTACTTGTTGGTGACTCGCAAGAAAACAACATCATTATCAAAGATGGATTTATTGGTAAATCAAATAATGCGTACAAAAGAATATATCCAGATATTGCAAAAGAGATTAAAAAAGGCAATAAAGTAACAATTCAGTATATTGATTTAGATAACAATGATTAGAAAACTTGGAATCAATCAATTTGAATATGATGTAGAGTTTAAGGGAGATGTAAGGTTTCCTGAAATTACAAGCACATCAACATCTCTTGATACAATCGTTATTGATTCTACAGGTAAGCTTTTTAAAAGCACAGGATCAGAACCTGATGGTATAGGTTTTGATGGAAGTGGTGATTTAATAATACAGCAACCAACTTCTGATAAAGATATAATATTTATAGCACCTGGAACATCTGATTTAGGAGACACCGTAACATATATTACTATTGATTCAAGTGTTGCTACAATACTATTTAGTCAAGAAGCAAGATTTACTGATAATGTTAATTTAAAGTTTGGGACTGGTGGTGACACGATGATTTATCATGATGGTAGTAATTCATATATAGATCATACTGGTACTGGGCATTTATATATAAGACAAGGTAGTGACGATAATGATATTATATTTCAAAGTGATGATCAGTCTGGTGGTTTAACAACATATTTAACTTTAGATGGAAGTAATGGTTATATTAGGCTAGAAGATGATAGAAGATTAACCATAGGTAGCGGTAATGATTTACAATTAAGACATACATCGTCTGGAACATTTATAACTAACTTTACACATGACTTTAATATAGTTCAACAAGCAGCTGATAAAGATATAACTTTTCAATGCGATGATGGTAGTGGAGGTGTTGAAACATATTTCTTCTTAGATGGTAGCGCTAGTAGTGGTAATCCAATAACACAATTTCCTGATTTATCACAATTAGTTTTTGGTAATTCACAAGATTTACTTTTAAGGCATGATGGCACTGACAGTTTAATTCAAAACAATGGTGGTGATTTTATTATTAGTCAACATACAAACGACAAAGATTTAATATTTAAGTGTGACGATGGCAGTGGTAGTACTACTGAATATTTTAGACTAGATGGTGGTTCTGAAAAAACATTTTATAGTAAACCTATATTGCTTTTTGATTCTGTTGCATTACAGTTAGGTACAGGTACTGATGCTACTTTATACCACTCTGGTGGTGAAGGTACTTTACAGAATTTTACTGGTAACTTTAGAATTATACAAAGTGCAGACAATAGTGATATACAGTTTTTCTGCGATGACGGATCTGGAGGAACTACAGAGTATTTGAGAATTGATGGTGGTCAAGAAGTAAATATTTTTTCTAAAAACATAAAGCTTGAAGATAATGTAATGGGTATGTTTGGAGGTGGTAATGACCTAAAACTACGCCACAATGGAACAGATAGTTTTATTGAAAATGAAACAGGTGATTTAACTATTAAAAATTCTGCAGACGATAAAGACATAATTTTTCAAAGCGACGACGGATCAGGGGGTACAACTACATATTTTTATTTAGACGGTGACACAGTTCATAATAGATTTCCTAAAAGTATACTACTTGATGATAATGTTAATCTTGATTTTGGGGGTTCTGGAAATACTAGAATTAAAACTGATGGTACAGATACTTTTATTCAGAATTATGTTGGTGATTTTTATATACAACAAGCTACTGACGACAAAGACATTATCTTCCAATCAGATGACGGTAGCGGCGGTAGTGAAACATATTTTAGATTAGACGGTAGCACTGGTTATGTTCAGTTTGCTGACAATAGAAGAATAACTATAGGTAGTAGTGATGACGCTAATATCAGACACGATGGAACAGATACATATATAGGTAATAGTACAGGTCATTTTTATATACAACAAGCTACTGACGATAAAGATCTAGTATTTCAGTGTGATGATGGAAGCGGAGGTTTAGCTACGTATTTTACGCTTGATGGTAGTTTAGCTAGTGGATCACAGTATTTTACTAAATGGGCTGATAATAGTATAGTTGCTTTAGGTAGCGCGCCTGACTTGTTTATATTTCATGACGGTTCTAATAGTTATATTAGACAATTTACAGCTCATGATTTAATAATAGAAAACATAAGTGATGATAAAGACGTTATTTTTAGATGCGATGACGGTAGTGGCGGTGTGACCGCTTATTTAACTTTAGATGGTAGTGAAACTAATATAAAAGTAGAAAAAAACTTATATGCTACAGACGGTGTCTTGTTAAGTGTAGGTAGTGGTTTAGATTTAAGATTAAAGCATGATGGTACTGATAGTTTTATTTTTAATGAAACTGGACATTTATACATACAAAATAAAGCTGATGATAAAGATATTATCTTTCAATCAGATGATCAATCTGGTGGCGTAACAACATATTTTTTCTTAGATGGTAGTAATAGTAGCGGTAATCCAGTAACTATATTTCCTGATAACTCTAAACTTACTATTGGTACTTCTAGTCATGGTATTAGTTTATTACACGATGGTAGCAACTCTACTATAACTAATGCTATAGGTAATTTAACAATTACTAACTTTCAAGATGACGGTGACATAATATTTAAATCAGATAATGGAAGTGGCGGTACAACTACTTATTTAACTTTAGATGGTGGTTTTTCAGTTCCTTACGTTGCTTTAGAAGACAGCACTATATTAGCTCTTGGTACACATAAAGATCTTTTACTTACTCATGATGGCACAGATTCTAAGATTGACAACATGAATACTGGTGATATTAAAATTAGACAATTTGCTGATGATAAAGATATAGTTTTTTATAGTGATAACGGTGCGGGTGGAACGGCAGAGTATTTTAAATTAGATGGTAGTTTAGCCGCACATGATGGTAGTTCATATACAGCTTTATACACAGCTTTTCCTGATAATAGCTTAGCTGCTTTTGGTGATAGTCAAGATTTAGTGATGTATCACAGTGGTAGCAATAGTTTTATAAGACATCTTGGTACTGGTCATTTATATATTGATAACACTACAGATGATGCTAATATATATTTTAGAAGTGATGATGGATCTGGTGGTTTAGCTACATATTTTAGGTTAAATGGTAGTGCTGCAGAAACTGTAGTAAGTAAAAACATGAGGTGGGAAGATAGTGTTGAGGCTCGTTTTGGTGATGGTAGTGATTTACAAATAGATCACGACGGAAGTAATAGTTATATAAAAAATGAAACTGGTAATTTAAACTTACAAAATAACGCTGACGACGCAGATATAGCTTTTTACTGTGACGATCAATCAGGAAGTGTTGCTGAATACTTTAGGTTAGACGGTAGTCTAGGTATAAATAGATTTTTTAAAGATAGCAGACATAATGATAGCATTACAGCTAGTTTTGGTAGTAGTGACGATCTAAAAATACAGCATAATGGCACAGACAGCTATATACAAAACTTTACTGGTAATTTAAATATAATACAACATTTAGATGACGGCCGTATTAATTTTCAATGCGATGATGGTAGCGGAGGTGTTACTACTTATTTTTTCTTAGATGGTAGTTTAGCTAATGGTACAGATCAACTAGCAACTGTTTTTCCTGATACAAGTAAAATATTTTTTGGTACAGGACAAGATATGCAAATTTACCATAGCGGAACACATAGTTTTATAAGACAAACAGGTGTTGGTAATTTATATATAGATCAAACTCAAGATGATGCAGATTTAATTTTTAGATGTGACGATGGTAGTGGAGGTTTAGCTACATACTTTATGCTTGATGGTAGTTCTAAAAGAATTGATATTCCAGATGATATACGCTTAACGTTAGGTACTAGTGATGATCTTCAAATTTACCACAACGCTACAAATTCTGTAATAGAAAATTATACTGGTGATTTTTTTATTAAAAACAATACTGACGATGGAGATATTAAGTTTCAGTCTGATGACGGAAGTGGAGGAACTACAGAGTATTTGAGAATTGATGGTGGCACTGAAACAGTTGAAGTAGCTAAACCAATTAATTTAGCAAGTGCAAGTTCTTCTACATCATCTGGTATATACGCTCAGTTTATAAATATAAAAGGTTTTTGTACATTAGCCGCTAATTATAAATATGCAGAAGATCAAGAAGATACATTAGCGCCTTATGAAATGGCAGAAGATTATGGTAGCGCAACAATTAGTAGTAGTACAGAAGTTAATCAATCAAAAATGTTTAGATCATCTGGTTTTCACGTGCCAGTTGCTTGTAGTGTTAATGCTATAAACATGCAAGTAACTTGTAATAATACTGGTAACGTTACTATAGCTGTAGTTGAATATAGGCCTTCTGAATTAGCTGCAGATCAAGTAGATCATCCAAGAACAGTATATGAAGAAGTTGTAGTAGCTTCTAATGATAATAATAACAAAGTAAAAACAGTAACAGTAGCAACAGCAGACTTAGATAATACAGCAGTACCTGCTGGTAGTCATATAATGATTATGGCTAAAGGTGATAGTGATAGTATTGGTGGCAAAGCGTTTATAAGCGCTGCAATAGAAATCAAATGGTAAAAATTTTATTAAATTTGTAAAAAAAAACAATGACAAAAAAAGAACTTAAATCGGAAGATAAAGAAAAAATTATTGAACTTAGAAAAAAGTTTGCAATTCTTAACGGTCAATTTGGTGATTTAGAATTTGCAAAAATCAATATGAAAAAAAGAAAAGAAATGCTTGTAAATGAATATATAAATTTACAAAATGAAGAAGTTGAAATTAGTAATTATTTAAAAGAAAACTACGGTGAAGGCACTATTAATTTAGATAATGGTGAGTTCATCCCAAAAGAAAAATAAATGGCATTAACAGGATCACTAACATATAAAGGATTAACAATATCTAACGCACATTTAAGAGTAATGCAAGCGCATCACAGGGTTGTAGATACATCTACAGAAGCTGAAGATGGGTCAGTATCTTGGAGTAAAACGTTATATGCAGATTATTCAGCAAGAGTATATAAAGATGCTAGCTCTTATGCTGCAAATCCAGATGAAGCTATATATACTATAAGCGGATCATTTACTCCATCTGTAGCTGAAGATGCAAAAGATATTGTAGAACAAACATATGTACATCTTAAGACATTGGATACTTATAAAGATTTATCTGATGCATAATGGCAATAGGTAAAGTAGAGAAACTAAAGTATATTGAAAAATCAGATAGATCAAGATCTAGATTTTTAACTAGTGATACAGAAAATACACCACAAATTACACGTGAACCAACTGCAAGAAGAGGTTTACGTAGAGCTACAGCTAGAGATCAAGCTAGACAACAAAGTACAGTCATTCAAAAAGAACAACAGGGTAGTATATTTGTTGTTAAAACCAATACAGTAAATACATTATATTTTTTAACTGAATTAGAAAAAGGACAAAGTATAAGAGATATGATAATATCACACTGGAGTAGTTCTAGCACTGATGCAGTAATAAGTTTATATTGGAGTGTATCACCACCATCTGAAGTTGAGGTAACAGTTTTAGCGGGTAGAATAAGTGCGCAAACTAAAGGCAATTTTGCAAGACTACTTACAATAGACATGCCTCATTCAACAACATTATCATTAGCAGACAATCATATTATTAATTCGTTTGGAAATTTAGATAGAAATATATATTTTTATGCTGTAAGTTCTCAACAATATACACAGTGGACGATAATAAAATAAAGTTCTGTGTACCAATTTGGATGTCAAATTGGGTTTTTGAGGACAAAAGAAAAAACAAATTTACTATTAGTGACGTTATAGTTAAAGGGCACAATAAAGATGAGATTATATCAAATCCAGTAATTGTTAATAAAGTCGTTAGAAAAATAAACGGCAAGAGAAAGAACAAACAATTAAAGCCAATAAATTTAACACTAATCAAGCAGCATGGCTATGGTGTTAAAGAGTAACTAATATAAAATGTATGTCACTTAATGACGAAATAAAAGAATATTTATTAAACAATCCAAATCTTTTACGTAGTAAATATGCTGACACAGCAAAAAAGTTTGGAACAAACTATGAGCAGATAAGAACTATAGCTCGTAGAATCAGAAAAGATAATCCTGATACAGCTCCTAAAGAAAAAGAAGTATTACACTTTCAAGAAACAAAAGATCAAGCTATACTTTCCGCAGAAAATTGCACAAGAGTAAAGTCACTTGAAGATTTATTATCAGCATGTAGTGTTGATTTAGATACATGGGAAGTTGACAAATATGATATAGGTACATATGAGGTTACAGGTTTTGACGCAAAGCGTAAGCCTATTACAATTACAATGTATAGAACAAAAGCTTGGTTAAAAAAAATTAAAGCAGAACTTAATATTGCTCAAGTAAAAAAACAAATCATAGAAGATCTGTCAAGTCTTTCTCCTATAGTAAATAAAAAAGAAAGATGCAGACCAGATGATCGTAATGATTTGCACCTCTTAGAAATATCTGCATTTGATTTACATTTAGGTAAAATAGGTATTAAGGGTGATGAGTATAGTATGGATATAGCTTCAGAACGCCTTTTAAGCGCCATAGAGCACCTTTTATACAGAGCACAGGGGTATTACATAGATAAAATATTATTTATCGTAGGACAAGATCTATTGAACTCAGATGGTGATTGGCCAATACCAAGCACAACAAAAGGTACACCGCAGTTTAACAGTAATTATCATATAGATATGTACCGCACAGCAAGAAAACTTATGATTAAAGCGATTAATAGATTATCAGAAATAGCAGACGTACATGTTATGGTAATACCAGGTAATCATGATAGAGAATCTATTATGCACTTAGGTGATCTGTTAGAGTTGTATTATGAAAACAATAAGAATGTTAAAGTTGACAACTCTGATTGTTTAATGAAAGCAATACCATATGGTAATAATTTGATTGTAAGTGATCATGGTGATGGTCCAAAAACAAATGATTTACCAGGCATTATTTCACAAAGGTTTAAAAATTTATGGAGTGATGTGACTTATGTAGAGGTGCATAGGGGTCACTATCATACTAATAAAGCAACAAAACTACAAGCAATAGAAGAGCTAAATGGTATTACAGTTAGAAACTTATCTTCTATGTCAGCCACAGACTATTGGCATGATTCTAAAGGATTTATTGGCAATATAAAAAAAGCACAAGCTTTTATATATAGTCGCAATAACGGACTACAGGGTATCCTGAACTACAACGTAAATATTTAGTTTATAGTTCAGTTTTTTTATCTGCTTCTCTTTTATATATTTCAAGTAACATAGATATAATAGAACAACCTATTATGTATATCATTATTAGTGTAATTCCAAGTATTATTAGCATAGTTTAAAAAAATCCTACCCCATGATAGGGAGTTTAATCAGAAAAGTAATACGATCATGGATTATAGGGTAGGATTATTCTTTTAGTTTGTCAAGCTCAAAACTAAGATGTGCTATAGCTTTCTTAATATCGGATATACCACCATCACTATGTTTACGTTTAGATCGCAAACAATATGTAACGGCAGTTCCGACATTATATGATAGGTCAAAGTCTTCAATAACCTTTCTAGCTTCATAACGATATTTACTTCCAACATAGTATGTAGGTATTCTATCATCACCAGTTGTGGTTGGATAAAAACCATTTCTACCAATCTCCCAGTAATATTTGTTATGTTCACTCACTAATCTAGTTTTGTTTTGTAGTGTTCAATTATTGTATTCATCTGTCTTCTGTAAAACAACTCAAAGTCAACATATTCCATTTCTCCAGAATCTCCATTTAGTTGCTTTGGCTGTGTTTTTTCCCACAGCTTAAACATTACAGATCTTAATCTTTGACTTACAGTCTTTTCATTAAACTCTGTGTTAGCTGTTGCTTTTTCAACCGCATCTATTTGATCTTGCGATATAGAATTAGTTGATACTAAAACGTAACCAGGTTTTTTTATTAGTGAAAATACTTTAACCATAGTTTCGTTTGAAAGTTCAGGTGTACCGATATATATACGCAGACTTCCGTCTGCTAATGTACTAACTTTATCAATACCACCTTCAAAAACTACTGAATTTTTCATAGTATGTCTTCAAAATTATTAATTTCAATAGGATGCCTTTCAAGATCATCTACCCACAATGAAATAGATGGACCAGGCCATATATCTGCATCCATACATTTTTTGTATAAATACAATTCATTATTATATATTTCTCTACCCCTGTCTAGTATATCACCATTTAGTTCAAATACATTCAAACTATAAGGTGGACTCTTTTCAATAGCCAAAATATAATATGATACGGCTCTTACAGCATCTGTATAAAATGCTGCTTGTTTATGATACATATACTTTCTAATTGATCTTGTAAATGGTTTTAAATTACAATCTTGTGTAGTTTTTAAGTCAACAATAATATCATTTTTATTACAATGTATATCTAGCATACCTTTACAATTTACATCATACTCATGATTATTCCAGGCTATAATTTGTTCAGGTTTGCCAATTGTTAACAAATCTTTACACAATGAATCTTGCAGTAATTTATCTGACATCATTCGTATAGTTGCAAGTTCGTTTTCTGAAAGTAAAGTTTTGAACTGATTTTTCAACATAAAATCAGCGTAGTCAAGTTTACCCTGTTTGGTTCTTTTATCTATGTTTGGTGTTACAACATAGTGTTTATCAAACTCATCAGGCTGTAATACATACATATGAAATGCTGATCCAAACTTCATAGCAGGACTAGGAGGTTGTGAGTTGTTTAGCATGTACTGAAAATATTCAGGTGATTTGTTTGTTAAATGGCTTAACATACTATTAGATACATAGTCTGTATCATTATAATAGTTTTCATACGTTAAGTTGTGATCTGTAATTAATTTCATATTCTGTTTGTAAAACACCAAGAGACTCCCAGAAGGGAGCTCTTAGTGCAAACAAAACAAAAACCATGGTGAACACGGAAAGAGAAAGTACTACAAAAGTAATGATTTTATTCTTTGGTCTCTACTTTTTTCTCTGATTTGTTTTGCTTGTCTATATTAATCATTCTTTCTATAATTTGTTCTGCATTTGGTATCTGCATGCAGTATTTATAAAGAGTCTTTTTAAATTGATTAATCTCTTTAGTTGAAGCTGATTTATTATACACAACATGTGCCCATGAAAGCAGTGACACTTCATGATTTTGTAAAGCTTCTTTAAGTATTTTCATAGTATCAGCTACTACAGGATTTACTTTAAAATTCCTTCCATCAATTTTGATTTCAGTTTTTTTTATTTTCATTTTACGTTTCATATTTATATTCTACTAGTAAGACTTCTTCTTTTATTGTCATTATGGCTTGTATTTTGCCAGTCAACAAAAAATATTGTTTACCATACTTAGGAACTTGATTAAGTTCTTTTTGGTATTGTTCTATTTTATAATCTAATTTTTTATGAATCCGCTCTATAAATTTATTGCGCGGTTCAAAATATATTTCATCTGATAATTTCATAATACTGATATATATACTCCTGCATTATTTTTATCATAGCCATATTCTTCAAATATAGGTATGATAATATTGCAGTTATCATCTTCAAGATATTCATATTTTACCATAAGATCATGGACAGTTTGACAAGGGTTTATGTAATCAAACCTACGTTTACTATTTCTAATAAACTTTAAACTAATCTTATAAGGTATATCCTTGTCTTTGATTATATTTTGAAATTTAAATTTATTTACTAACCACTGATCTTTAGTATTTTTAATATACTTTGATACAGTTTTTGAATTAACAAAATACTTTCCTGTCCATATTTTACTGTTTTTTGAGGATGGTACATTTCCTGCTATAAATATTTTATCCATGCAGCAAATGTAATAAAAAACAAAGAGTTGCACCCAAGGGGAATTTGGCGCACTTAAGTCTTAAAGAATAAATAAAAGGGTTGTTTATCAATGTATGTTACCATACAATTTATTTATTTATTCTACCTGATACCCTTGGGATTTGTTATCTCTAGAATGGAAGATCATCATCTACTTCATGACCAACATAATCGCTGTTAGCATTAGATGACCAATCTTTATGTTTTTGTGAAAACTCAGATTTTTGATCTTGTGTTAGTTTTTTATTCATATCTGGTGTATATGTACAATTACCACCTTCTTTAGATGACCACCTATATCTGACTGATTCTCTTATCACGGGTTCATCAGTGTCTCTGTTTACACTAATATACTGTTCAGATATAAATGCTACCATCAAAGACTTACCAATAGAAGAATTCATAGCTGTGCTGTCATCAGAAAAATCTTTGACACCTGCATTGACTAAGAAGTCTTTTATTTGTTTGGTTTTCCATTCCATAGTGGATGGTTTGTCTGTTTCTTTTACAGCCCAAAATCTACATCTACCAACTTTGTTATTACTACTAACATTGAAATCTATAAATGGAGATCCATTATAGTTATCTAAATTGTCAGAAGTAGATATACTAGTAATTGTACATAAATGTGCACCAGGTTTTATATATTCAACTTTTTCACCTTTAGTATAGGTTTGTTTAGTTGTGTTTAAATTAAAGGGTAATACTTTCATTTATAATATTTTTTAAGTGTCCTAATTTTTCAATTAGTGCTATATACTTCAATTTATAAGTCTCATTGTTTTTTCGTAATCTTGCATTTTCTTGTTTTAAGGTTTGCAATTGTTCAATAAGTTCTTCTTTATTTTCTTCAACAGGTATGTTGATACTATTTTTTGGTATATAAGTTTCCATAATTAATTATTTTTAATTTTCCAATTTATATATTTTGTAAGTGTATCACCGTCAAAAATGATTTTATCTTTTTCAGGAGCATAGGGATATTCTTTTCCTTTCCATTGTTTTGTGGTAAGTGTTTGTATTGTTAGTCTATACAAAAATCTACCTATACCCCATGATACACATGCACGCTTAAATGCATCTGATACGTGACCTTTGTCTTTTTCTACATTAGACTCTGATCCTGTATCTGATTTCCATATCCAAATGTTTTCATTACAAAGAATACCTACTTTACAAAACAGTAAACCATTTTCTTCGTAGAATACACTTTGCCATTTGTCAGGACCTACCACTTCATCAAGTAGATCTTGACAGTCTCTTGCATCAATATATGCGACACAAGTAGCTTTACCAAATCTAATAGATTGTACTCTCCATTTATATGGTAATTCTTTTTTAAGATCGTTTAAATTCATTTAAATCTTTTTTTTTGCAATTACAAATTTGATAAACCTGCGTATCATTACAGGCTTACCCTTTAACAATAGTAGTAAAGCAATCTCTTTGAACGCAATTACTAATATTTTTTTTACAAGTGTTTGATTTATATTAAGATCATGTGCTATCTCAGCAACAATATCTTTTAGCTTTGATACTTTCTTTTTCTCCTCCATGTGGAGGCAAATATAGTAAATTATTTTCTATTATCAAAATAGCAAACAGTTAAATACATTAGAACCATTATGGTTGCAGTAAGTATAAAAGCAAATATGTAAGGCATAATAGTAATTACAATTACATATAATACAACAAAAACTGTAAACGGATAACGCGTTATTATATTATGCATAGTCTATAAATTTTGTTATGTGGCTTTTGAATCTAAGTCTTACTTCACCAACACCAATATTTCTACCTTTTGCAAAAATAATATTTGCATTACTTTTTGTAGTATTACCATCATCATCAAACTCAATACCATAATATTCAGGACGATATATTAACATAACAACATCAGCTGCTTGTTCTATTTCACCTGATTCACGTAAATCAGATAGTGTAGGCTTGCTGTTATTACGCATACCAACGCCACGATTAAGTTGACTAAGAGCAATAATTGTAATATCAAGTTCTTTAGCAAGATTTTTTAGTGATCTTGCTACCTGACTTACTTCTTGCTCACGAGTTGTTGATTTAGTTTTATATGATACTAGTTGTAAGTAATCTACCAAAACTAATTTTACTTGTTTATCTTTTACATAATCTTTGATTCTTGTGATAAGATATCCAAGAGATGTAATATTAGCTTCATCAATATGTAATGGTGTATTTTGTATAGTGCCTACAGCATGATGTATTTGTTTCATGTCATCATTACTAATTGTACCATTTGTGATATAGCTATTGTTTATTTCTGATTCCATAGATGTTAATCTACGTATCAGTTGTATGGCACTCATTTCATATGAAAATATAACAGTGCTAGTGTTACTTTGTTTTGCTGCATTATATGCAAGTGCTAGTGCAAAACTAGTTTTACCCATGGATGACGCACCACCTACAATTATTAAATCTGTAGATTGCCACCCACCAGTAAAAGTATCTATGTCTTTAAATCCTGAGGCTATACCAAGTAAACCATCCGTATTCATTCTAGTTTCTGTATCTTGTAAGAAACCAGTAATTTGTTTTGATATACTTGGTAGTTGTTCAGGAGTTTTTATAGATAGTTTTGATACTTGTGTATTAACATAATCTACAAGTGGTTCAATATCTTCTCCTTCTGATAATTTATTATTAATATCATTTACCAGAGCTGCTAAAGTTTTTTTGTGATAATTTTCTGTTAGCGAAGCTATACAATTTGTAATCTTAACAGGAGAATATCCTACATCTAACATATGTGCTAGATTATAGGATATGTTTTCACCTTTAACAATTTTAGATAAAGATACAATATCAATATCTTTGTTGTTATCTTTAAGTTTACATATAGCTACGTAAGTAGAAATATTCAAAGGAAATGTAAATAAATCCTTGTGAATTAAATCACCATATTTATCTAATAGCTCTGGGCTAATAATTAATTTACCAAGGAGAATCTGTTCAATGTCATATAACTCCATGATCGTTGTTTTTGCAAATATAATTATTTAATTATAACTTCATTTTTTGTTAACATCCACTGACAACAGTTTAGTGAATGTCCATTATTACATATAAATACCTCTACTGTATCATTACAATATTCATATGGCAAAGTATAGATAAATGTAATATTTTTACGAAAATCAAGTATAACTAATTTATTCACAGAAACATTTACATCACTGGAATGCATGGCAAATCTTTATAAGTTGTGAACATAGCGCCACCATCATTACCTTCATCATCCATAGTTGGATAAATCCAGTGACCATCATCTAGTTTTATTGCTAGTGGTGATTTATGCCACATAAACTCTTCTAATTCTGGATCAAGAAGATACTCTACATTTATAATTTTTCTGCCAATCAAATGATCTGCAGCTTTTTTTGTCCAATATTTAGTTGGGTTTTTAATTTCCATATTAATTATTTTTAAGATATTCAAAAGCTTTATTATTCATTTTACTACATGCACCTACAAGTATAGATTCTTGTTGTCCATAGGTACGTTTGGGAGCTGATTTATGATGTGTTGTAAATTGTGTTACACCATTAAACAAGCCCCATTTGTTATGACCTATTCTGTACATTTCAATTTGAATACACTGTTCAAGTTTTTCACGTTGATTTTTTAGTCTTGATGACATTTTATCTAAACGATCAGTGTTTATTAAGTAGTTTACTGTATCTTCTATTAGTTGTTTTGTTACATTTTGTGTAGCAAAATCATGAAGATCAGCTATTTTACTATCATGATCTGTAAAATTGATCATTCCAGATAATAAACCTACTTTATCTTGTATAGACTTAGTGTGTCTATAACTTGCAAAAGCATTGCTTGACATCCAAGCAAACTGATTTTGACAGAACATAACTTTATTCATAAATCCAAATTTTAATGAACAAGTACCATCATGACTATTCATAGCATATATATATTCTTGTGTTCTTTCACCACCAATAAGCGTAATGTTATTAGACCTTTGCATTTGAACAACAATTTTTCTACCACCATGCAATGATAATGCTTTTACAATTTCAAGTTGATTGTCTTGTGCAATATTTCGCATAGTTTCTATAATAGTATAGTTTTGTGTAGGTGTATAAGATTTTGATACACTATTTAATACTTCACCATTGTCTGATCTAACAAGTGCATAGTATGGTGTATCGTGTAATCCATTGTTTGCTTGAGGAGTGCATTGTCCTGCGTACATTAATGGTTTTTTAACGACCTCCCAATCAAGATCGTTTTGTTGTAATATAGTTTCTGTATTAAGCATATTCTTTAGTATTAATTTTTTCAATTAGTTCAGCTGATGTGCCATTAAATATAATTTTATCATTCCAATCTTTAACATCAATATTTAATTGATTGTCAATTAGTGATATTGTATATATAAACTCTTCTCCAACATCTTTTGTATTAGTTGGATATAAATATATATTACCAATACCATCTTTAAAGTATGCAACTAGCTGTGCAGCTAAACATGACATACCATTTGCAGAGCGAGCAGGAGTTATATTACTATAACCATTAACAACATTAAAGTCTTGTAAAAATTCTGCTAGTTCTTTACCATGACCACTTAAATAGCCATCATACTGACGATACATGCATATAATATTATTATTTTTATCGTATTCGTCTTTTATAAAGGTTAAACTTCTTGTACCCATAATTATTTAATTTTATTTAGTATTAATTCGTTAATTTCCCATTGTTCATGATCTATGTCCATTTGTTCTAATTCTTTTTCTGCTATTAGATCCCAAATTGAATCATCTCCAGATAATATTTTTTCATTTATTAATGTTTTATGATTTCTGCCATCATCTGGAAATTTTAATGTTACACGCGTAGTGTATTCTCTAATTACTTTAACTTCATATTCTTTCATAGTTCTAATTTGATTTGTGTTTTATTAGGCATCCATTCGTAGTAGTAAAGAACATATGTTTTATTACGTCCAAATTTGTCTTGAAAAGACTTTTTACCTAATAAAGGTGTATTATTATTTATTATCATTTTTTCATCAGCGTACTGAACTTGTACACTGTTTTCTTTGACATTATGTGGTATACCAACCAGTGTCATCCCAGATAAACTGGGATTAATTTTATAACCACTGATTAGTTTTTTTATCAAATATTGTTTCATCTTTGTATAACATTGATGTTTTTGTTTCTATCAACATGTTGTATTGATTTTAATTTATCCCAATGAGATGTTTCTTGTTTGACAACATTATAACAGTCTTTTATTAATTCTTGTCTTTGCGTCTCAATATCTCTGCTAGGATCAACACTAACACTCTGACCATAATTGATTTTAATAGCTTCAAAGTTTCCGATGTTTATAGTTTTACTTACGTTAAATGATATAGTTTCAATATTATTGTTCATAATTAGGTTTATAGTTAGGATTTTTTTTAATTTCATCTGCACGTACCGAAACAGTTTCTGTTTCACATCCACATATTGTGCAATAATAATCGTATGTAGGATTATCCCAATCAATCTCTGCGTGACAACATTCAGATGCTGACTCAATCTGCCAAGATTGATTGTCCCGTACTTTATTGTGTTGTATTTCTAAAATACCTGCAAAACACATACCTGTTTCTTCGTATTGTAATGTAAAATAAAGTTTAGGAAACATGTGTACAATATTTTCTAACCATGATATTGGTGGCGACCAAGCGCTATCAAAAGTTACAGCAAAATATTCTTTATTATTATTTTCAATATTTGGTTCACATGCATCCCATTTAGTACCCCAGTTTCCTAAAGACCAGTCGTACCAGTCTTTACGATCACCACGTGGTAGAGTACCTTCAAATGAAAACTCTGTTTCTTTACGAGCATTCATTGATTTTTCTACAAATTCTTGTAGTTCTTTTTCATCACCTGTTACTGTTAGGTTATTCCAGCACCAATTTGGCATAATTATTTATTTAAGTTTATATCTTTTGTTATACAGTACGAGTATTTATCTCCACAATCTTCATCATATTCTACTTGTTCTGTTACTTTTATATACATGTCTTTTTCATGTATTGCTATAATATTATTTAATAGTTGATAATCTATTTTATCCCAATATCCAAAACGAAACATTAGGTCATTATTACCATAAGTCTGAATTATAAAATTTTTATTGAATGCAAATCTGATGGTTGTAAGGGTGCTATCGTGTATTTTCATATTTATAATTTTAGAAAAAAAAGGGCAGTGTTCGTACGACTAAGACCGCCCTTTTAACTACTAAAGGTCCACTAAGAAGTTTTATCCTTTTAGTATTATGCAGACACAATAGAACCTATTGTATTCCTTTTGTGTCTTTTGTTAAACTTATTTACCACTACAAAATATCTTTTGATATAAGCTTTTTTGAAAACCTTGTAAGAAAAGTTTAGATTAGATATATACTTTTGAAATAGTTTATATTTACTTTTCTTAAATTTTTCTGATGTGCCATCCAGAAATGTAATAACTAGATTTTTGTAGTCTACACTTTTAATAATACAATCAGCATTATTTTTTCTGAATGAAGCATGAGCCATGTCATATGGTGTAGCTTGTCTTTGTTTCATTTGCTTATGTAATTGTTTGAGGTATTGAGAAGATATTTCTTGCATAGTAATAGTTTTTATTTATTGTTAGTGGTAAAAAGGGGGAATTGCACCCCCATATTTATTTCTTAGGTGTAAAATATGTGAATATTGAAAATATAACACCTGCCATAACAGCGGTGGCAACACCACTGAATGTGCCAATAAAGATAATTGGCAAAAGCAGAGTGAACAATATGTCCCAGAACACCTGTGTCTTGACCATTCTACGTCTGCCGAGAGCTTTATATACAATGATATAATAGCCCACAGCAGCGAAGATAGCAATGAAAAACAAGCTCATTAGAACGGTAAGTTAGTAGATTCTAACGCCTGTTTTGCAGCTTGTTTAGGACTGAATGTATTTAGTTTCATATACATAGGTCTTGAAGCATCAGCTTTTTGAGACTTTTGTATAGTTGTAGTTACAAAGCCTTTATCGTTGACATGTTCTTTCATGAAGTTACAGAACTCTTTTGCGTTAAAGTCAATGTTTATAACACTTGATCCATTGTCAAATGTTTTTTCTCTGATGTATACACCTTCAGCGAAAGTGATAGGGTTTTTAGTTTTAGACATAATTAAATTTTTAGATTAATATTTATTGTTAGTAGTAAAAAAAAGAGTGACTATAGTGCCACTCTTATGTTATCGTATTCAAACACTTTAGCCCAGTCAATTATATCTGACTGACACATATCTATTAGAGCTTGCTCTTTGGCAATCTCGTCAAGAGATTTGATAGGATAGTTGCCTTGAATATTGTACTCTTCAATAGCGTCAATATTGTTAGGCGCAGAACATTCATAGCAGTTTGCTATGGTGTATGATACTGGACGCAATTTAGTGCATGAGCACGAATCGCATTGTTGAGAAATTATTTCCATGATAAATTATTTTTGATTAAACTTATGTATAGTTGTAAAACTGTGAACACATAAATAATAGAAGTCAAAGATTGTATGCATAAATCTGATAGTTGGTACTTGACTTTATCAAAAAAAAACACTAACTTCGCAAAGCAGTTGCGTAAGCATTACAATCAGTTAAATACAATAAGTATTTATTATATTTACAATGTAAAGTAAAAAAAGTAGATAACTGTTTGATTATCAATACTTTAGATTATTTGCAATAGTATTTGTATAAAAAAAAGGGTATAAACTAAGGGATTAGATTATATAACACAATCAGGGATAGTTATATTTTTTTCACAATATAAAAAAAAAGAGAGACTAGTTTGCCTCTCTCTTTGTATATCTGGTGTCCATATACCACTCTAGTATAAGAACACCTATAATAATTTTAAGTATCATCATTTCTTTTTAAATTTTTTAATGTTATCAATATCTTTATTAAGTTGTATAGTATTTACTGTGCAGTATTTTATGACAAGCACAGTGATGACCACTGTAAGTATGGTTTCCATAGTAATTATTTAAATTAAACATATAATATCTATGTATAGTCTGTAAAAAAAACAACAGACAAAACAAAGGGTGGGTGTAAAAAAAAAGTAGAAGGGTAGGGGCGTAAAGAGACAAAGCATCTCTTCCTCACAAATACAAATAATTTTTTTACTTTTGTATAAAAATCTTACAATGATTACAAATCCATATAATGAGCTTACAGAAAACCCAACAGGTGATGGACCAATTAAAACTTTTGATGATCCAGATCTACCAGGAGGGCTTAATCCAGGATCTACAGGTGGAGGGGGCATTAATCCTTATGGTGGTAGTAATCCTACAGCCGCTAGTCAGCTTAATAGAATGGTAAGACCTAGTGCTAATATGATGATGACTGACAGATCTACGTCTAGTAGAATGGGTGGAGGCTTTTTACCTAGTCAAAGATTTGATCCAGAACTATATTTGAATCAAGGAATGCTTGGAGATAATGTAAAGCAATACGGATTAGGTGGATTCTTTTCTTCTTTAGGTGAAGGTATTGTACAGCTTTATGAAGGAACCGCAGATGTTCTTGATGATATATCTTCTTTTTTTACAGGTTATGATGATGACTATTATCAAGACAGAGGGGTTGTAAATGAAGAAGGAAATAAAACAGCTTCAATAAATCCAGATGGCTCACTGAATATGCAGACAGGACAAGAAGGTACAGTAGATCTTTCAGGTAGAAAACTCTCTGATGATGGTAGTGGTCTTCAGTTATTAAGAGCTGGAATGCTACGTAAAGATCCAAGTCCAGCTATAGATAGAAGCATAGACATGGGACAACAACAAGACATGATGCCTACAGGACAAAGAAGAGTAGTAAATCCTTTTGGATCAAGTGCCTTTACTGGTTCGGGTGATGCGACAGCAACAGAGTCTAATCCATATGGCAAACAAGATCTTGACAATCCATATATTAGAGAAAATGTAAATGTATTTAACAAAGGGGGTATGATTGATAAAGAAATGACATACGAGGGTAGCGGCAGCTTTAGTGAACTAGCGAACAGAGTCATTGCTAAAAACCAAATAAAAAAGATAAGACAAAGATTTACTAACGGAGGTATATTCTAATGAAAGAAATAGAAACAGTATTCACAACAGTCAATGCAACTGAAAGTATTTATCAAATAGAAAGAACATATGTTGATATGTACGATCTAATAATGGATGAAGATAAAATCATAGCAAATATGATTAACTCAGGTTTTGATGTGACTGATACTGCCTGGAGCATTGAAACTCATGACTTAGATGATAATTGTTTATACAAACTATCTTTGACTGTAGAATACAATGGCTAATGTATTTATTAAAATTAAATCGTAAAGGTGATATATTCAAGGACGATGATGGGGTAACAGGAGTGCCAGAGTTCTTGGGTATTATCAAAAAAGAAAAATTCGGGCCTACGGCCCTCAAGTGGATTGCATTAGTCTACGACTATGAAAGTCCATACAGACATTACTCAGAACAAGAACGCAAGAAAGCAGTCAGTAAAGACTTGTATGATACGTACAATTGGAAAGGACAGAATGATCCTACTTTACTTGCGGCTTGTGATAAATATATAAAGCTACAATTTGATCCCCTTGACGAACAACTTATAGCTTTCAACAAAAAAATAAATCAGTTCACTGAACTTATTGACGTAATGCAGCTCAATGAAGAGAATGCAGAGCTGTTACAAAAACTTATGATTGGTGTAGAAAAGATATTAAAGACTAGACAGACATTACTTGATGCTATAGAGAGAAGGGGGGAGCGACAAAAGATAGCGGGTAACAAGGGGCTTAGTTTTTTAGAAAGAAGAAAAGAGATGCAAAGTGGCTAATGGCCCTGTATACAAATTAGATTATGTGTACAAGAGATACATTAAACATTACAAGCAAGGAAACTTGAAACGTGCACAAGAATATAATAAGATAGCACAAAAGTTTCACGGTGTAGACTTAGATATAAGATATCACAATAAGTTGGCCAGCCAGGAACAAGCTAAAGGCTTGTATGGTATTGGTAAAGTCAAAAGAATAAAGTATGGGTAAGATAAAAAAAGATCCACAAAGATATAGACCTATTGCTAATAATGGGCATCCAGATCTGAATCCAGACTCTGTGCAATATCAAGAGTACTGGGCACAAGAAATGGATAGGTGCGTCAATGGTTATAAACCAAAAAGCATGAAGAAAATATCAGGTAAATACTATTTCTACCTTAACTACTATATGATTCTTGGTAATGACGGAACTAGTGGTAATCGTAAAACCTTAATACATCCATGGTATAGAGCTATGGATCATGAATACTTTGATACCATAGAAATCTGTAAAGATGAAGGTAAAGGTATGATTGTAATAAAAGCCAGAGATAAAGGTTTTTCTTATATGAACTCTGGTGCTGTGGCACACGAATATACATTCTTTCCATTTAATGATGTAGGGGTTGCAGCAGGATTACAAGCTACAGCAGATGCTTTCTTTGATAAAGTAAAAAAAGGATTGAATGGTATACATCCTAACTTTAAACACTCAGTTCTTAAAGACACAACAGACATTATGCGTAGTGGATACAAGCAAAAGAACAAAGACGGTAAGTGGGAAACAGGTGGCTACCAATCTACAATTATCTGTCGTACTATGGATAATCCTGAAGTATTTAAAGGGGAACGTGTTAGTCTTATGGTGTTTGAAGAAGCGGGTGAATTTAAGAAACTAAAAAACGCATACATGTCATCTAAAGCGTGTTTCATGGATGGAGATATACAGTTTGGTGTACCTATAGTTGGAGGAACTGGTGGTGATATAACCAAAGCATCTAAAGACTTTATGGATATGTATTATAGCTACGATGCTTATAATCTTATACCTATGTTTATTCCAGCATCTAGGGCGTACTATGGATTCTTTGATATTAATACTGGTGTAGAAAATGAGAAAGCAGCAATAGAAAAGCTAACAGAAGAGCGAGACAACATACAAAAGTCTGGTGACAATGACGCTTATAATCTACACGTACAAAACTATCCACTTACTGTTGAAGAAGCATTTCTTAATACCAAGTCATCACGATTTGACATATCATTACTCAATGCACAAAGGTCAAGAATATTGTCTAGTATTGATTTCAGATCACAAATACAAAGAGGATATCTAGATTGGGAGCTAGGCAATGAAGAGTTTGCCGTAAAATGGAGACCACACCCAGAAGGGCCATACAGAATACTAACACATCCTATGACAGAGTATCGTTTCTTAGATATAGGCGGGGTAGACTCGTATGATCAGGATACTGCTGGCGCATCAGATTCTTTGGGTAGTGCAATAATTTATCGTAGATTTGCAAATACAGATGTACCAAGCGATTATGTTATCGCAGAATACACTGATAGACCACCTAAAAAAGAAGACTTTTGGGATGGTGTGTTGAAGCTAGCAGTTTACTATAATGCAAAAATGCTAGTTGAATACACAAAGATAGGTATATTAGATTATTTCAAACGTATGAATGCATTGAAATATTTAAAAGAAAAGCCAGAGTCTGCACACAACCCTGGTACAAAAACTAGAAATAGATATGGTGTGCATATGAATAAGCAAGTCAAGTCTTTACTTGAAGATTTGATTGATGATTATATAAGAGAAAATGTTGAAGACATATGGTTTATGGATCTGATAGATGAGCTAGCAGTATATGGCAGACAGAATACTGACCGTGCTATGGCTTTTGGATTATGTTTAATACACAACATAGATAATTATAGATTACAAGTAAGTGATTATGAAGAAGAAAAAGATTTAGGTTTTAGGTATTATAAAATGGGTTGGAACGGTATACCCACACAAATGAATAAAATATGAAAAAAGATTACTCTCCAATGCCACCCCTGGTATTGTCTGAAGCAGAAAAGACTCCAGAGTGGTGTGAACAAGTTTTAGATTCTATTATAAGCTACATGTCATATGATGATGGTTTTTACCTGTCAGGTAGAACGAAAGATATTAGAAACTATTTGATATATAACGGACAGGTTAATCAACAAGATTATAGCTATATAACAGAACAGTATGGATTAACATATCCTGCAAGACTTGTAAACTATCCAATCATTACGCCTAAAATTGATTTGTTAGTTGGAGAAGAAATCAGGCGACCGCTTGACATGAAAGTTACTACAATTAACAAAGATGCTATCATAAGAAAGCTAGATCATAAAGTAGCTATTACAATGAGAGCTTTGTTGCAAGACATCCATGATGAGTTTGAACAACAACAAGGTGTAAGTATTATAGAGCAAGGAACAGGTATGCCTGTGCCAGAGGATATTGAAACTTACATGAAATACAACTATCGTGAAATGGTAGAGGAAACTGCACAAGATGGTTTGGAGTATGTAATAAATAGATACAATGTAAAAGATATATTTAAAGAAGGATTTAGAGATTTACTTGTAACAGGTAAAGAGTTTTACAAAGTTGAAATAAAAAATGGTGATCCATTTGTTAGGCGTGTAGATCCAAGACAAATTGTATTTGATGCTTCTGCACACTCAGATTATATAGACGAAGCTAACTGGGTAGGTGAAGAAAGATATATGTCAGTCAATGAAATCAATGATGAATACAAAGAAGAGCTTACAGAAGAAGATCTGTTAGAATTAGAAAACATGCGTAATGCATATTACAATTCAGATCAATATAGTGAGTACAATGCTAGTTTTGATTGGATTGATGCGGGCTATGGTAAAGAAACTAGAATACGTGTAATACAGTGTGAGTGGAAATCACTTAGAGCTATTAAGTATAAAGTTTCTGAAAACAAATATGATCCTAACAGACCATTTAGAAAAATAGTAAAAGATACATACAAGGCAAGAAAAGGTGAAGTAGTTGAAGTAAAGTATGTAGATGATTTATGGGAAGCAACAAAGATTGGGGGCAAAATTTTAATTAGAGCTAGACGTAGAAGTAATCAAGTTCGTAGTGTGGATGATCCAGGAACAAGTCCTTTATCATATGTTGGCTGTATATATAATAACACTACAGGTAAAAGTGTATCTATGGTAGATTTACTAGATAATATACAGATGCTTTATAATATAGTCATTTATCAAATTGAGTTAGCTATGGCTAGATCAGGTGGTAAGGCTGTAGTATATGATGTATCGCAATTACCAACTAACGCTGGTATGGATATACAGACTGTATTGTATCATTTGAAAACTGATGGTATTATACCAATCAATTCAAAAGATGAGGGTAATCAAGTTAGCTCATTTAATCAATTTCAGCAAATAGACTTTACATTATCTCAGTCAGTACAGCAGTTGATCAATCTTAAGATGATGTTAGAAGAAATGGCTGGTCAAATATCTGGAGTATCCAGACAAAGAGAAGGAGCAGTTGGTCAGTATGAGTATGTTGGTAATGTACAGAGAAGTGTGATCCAGTCAGCAACAATTACAGAAAGCTGGTTTAAATCACACGCTGAAGTAAAACAAAAAGTATTAGAAAGACTTTGTAATTTAATGAAAGTATGTTGGGCTGGTGGTAAAAAAGCTGCAATGATATTAGGTGATGGGGCTTACAAGTTTTTGAATGTAATGCCAGATATAGCTTTACAAGACTTTGGATTATATGTAGGTGACAGCGGTAAAGACGATGCAATGAAACAGGTAGTTCAGCAATTATCACAAGCAGCCTTACAATCAGGCAACATTGATTTGCTTAATGTTATCAAAGTATTAAAAGCTGACACACTTACTGAAGCTGAAAAAGTTTTAGAAAAAGGTATGGATGTAATGAAGCAACAGCAAATGCAACAACAGCAAGTGGCTATGCAGCAACAACAAGCCCTGCAACAAGCTCAACAATCTGATCTGCAGAAACAAGCACAGCTTAAAGAAATTGATAATCAAGCAAAAAGAGATGTAGCACAGATTGGCGCACGGTCAAGAGTTGATGTGGCTAAGTTGCAAACAGATGCACAGCGTGATATTAATGATGCAAAAGAATCATCAGACAGAACCAAAAAAGCTCTGGATGTTTCACTAAGTCAGGAAACACCACGTACATCAACAGTAAGGCAAGTAGAAGAGGCAAAAGAAAGAATATAAAATTTATTATATTTGCAAATAAAAATAAAACAAAATGGCAGAAGAATCAAAATTAGTTGCAGAGACTACGGAGTCTACTGAAACACAAGAGAAATTTAATCCACTAGCATTCACAACGGATAACTATGTGGAAGAAAAAGAAACAGAAGTAACAGAAGAATCAAATGAAAAAACTGAATCTGCTGAAGCTACTGAAACTGAAACTAACGAAGAAAAAGAAACTACAGAAGAAAAGGAACAAGAAGAACAGGAAGAAGGGTTTTCTTGGGATTCTGTTAAAGTAGAAGAAGAAAATAAAGATGAAGAAGAGGTCTATAATTGGGATCAAGAAGATGTTGATGAGACCAAAGAGAAGATTGAAACTAATGAATTAGATTGGGAAAAAGTTTCTAAAGAACTTAATCTTGAGGCTAAATCAAAAGACGAGCTCCTTGAAATAATAAATGGTTTTGCAAACCAAACACCTGTTGCAGACACGTCACAGGTTTCAGAACTTAGACGATATTTATCATTCAATGATAGAGATTTAGTTGCTGAAGAACTTAAAGCAGACGGTATGGATGCTGGAGAAATTGAAGAGTCTTTAGACAAACTAGAGGATGCGGGCATGATTAAGATAAAAGCAAAAAGCATTAGAAGAGTAATTAATAATGCTATTGAATCGCAAACTGCACAAACAAAAAAACAAGTTGAAGCTGAACAAAAACAAAGAAAAGAGGGTGCAGCAAAAGCTAAAAAAGAATTACAAAACACAATCAAAAACATGAGTGAGTTCATGGGCGGGAAAGTAACTAAAAAACAGAAGGAAGAGGTATACAAATATGCCACAGGTAAAATGATGAATGACATTTACAACAGTCATGCCAATGTAGCTGACGTTGCAATGTTCATGCTTTACCGAAAGCAAATTGAAAAAATTCTTCGTTCTCAAGGCTTGGAAGATGGCAAAGCCGCTATCATGGATAGCATTGTATCTCCAAGTTTGAATACTGGAAAAGGCAAACCGAAATATAAAATAAAAGACGGTGCGTTTAATCCAAAAGCGTTCATGGGCAAGTAGGCTTACATGAGATAGTCAAAGACTGCTTAGAGTTGAAAGTTAATTGGACAAAGTAAAATGTTTAATTAATTTAAAAATAATAAAATGGCTAGAGTTTATACAGGTACCTATGGTTCAGGTACTACGGCCGAGAATGCGTTGAACACAGCTCTAATGCAATACCCAGAGATTGCTAGAACTTTAATTCAACAGTATCCTCGTTATGCTGCTACATATCTATTAGAAAGAACTGGTAGATTTGCAGCTGAAAAAGTCCTTGGGGACAATTCGTTTGAATGGAAGGTTATGGGAAGATATAACACTCCTTCATTTTCTAATGGTTGGATTTCAACTGATGGTGTAACATTTGTAGGTAGTGCTGCTGGTTCAGGAGCTGCTACATTAAGTGGATCAGCTATTGCTGCTGCTGATGCAAATGGAAATCAATTCTTTTTATCATTTGATGGTGAAGGAATTTACACTACTGCTGGTTTTGCAAATGCAAGTTTTCTAAACAAATTTGACTTAGTAAGATTTCAATCAGGAGCTACTGCAATTGTAGTAGAAGATCCTGTAACAGATGTTGCAAGAGCAGCAGCAAACAGTGGGCTTATTGTTACAAGCGCATCTGCTGTTGTTAAATTTGAAATGGTAGACGGTACTGCTAATCCTTTACAACTAAGTGATATTCAAGCTGGAGCAATTGTTGCTTCTATTGGATCTGCATTTCCAAATGGATCTAACGGTGCAGATGTAGGTGAAAACTACGTATATCCTTCAACACATAAGAACTATTTAACTACAATGAGAAAGAAAGTTTCTGTTTCAGGTAAAGATTTAACAGATGTTTCTTGGATTGAAAATAATGGTTCTAGACTTTGGTACTTTACTAAAGAGCAAATGATGATGGATGAATTTATGTACCAACAAGAATTACAAAGATGGTATGGTAGAAAATCAATTACTAATGAAGGTTCAGGTTCAGTTGCTAGACCAGGCGGTCTTGTCAGTTCTGCAACTGGATTATCAGGAACATTAGCAACTTCTATTGTTACTGGTGATGGTTTATTAGCACAGATTGATTCATCTAACCAAGCATCTTATACTTTAGGATCTTTAACTGAAGATATCATTACTGAGTTTATCGCTAAGATATCTCTTAATGCAACTTCTGCTGAAGGTAATGAGTATGTTGTGATGACTGGTACAGAAGGAAGATTAGCATTCCACAGAGCTATGAAAGACCTTATTGTTGCACCTGCTGGTTCGTTTACTGGAGGTTCAATGGAAGGTGTTGCTGGTGATGTAGAATTAGGTGCTAACTTCACTTCTTACAGCGCATTGGGTAATAAAATTACTATTGCACACTGCCCTGTATTTGATGATCCAAATTTACATTCTCTTGCTGGTGGAACTAACTCGTTTGGTGACAACAGATTAAAAGAGTCTGCTAAAATGGTATTCCTAGACTTCGGAAGAACTTCTGGTGTTTCTAACATTGAGATGGTTACTAAAGGAGCTGAAGGAGTAAATAGAAGTATGATTAAGAAGTATGTGGCTGGTATGGTAAACCCATATGACCAACAAGCAATCTTGGCTGCTAACGCTGATGACAAATTTGAAGCACACGTGCTTTCAGAAACTGGAATCGTTGTTAGAAACCCATTATCTTGTGGTATATTAAGTGCATCGTAATTATTAACTTTTAAATATATAAAAAAATGGCAAAATATATTAAATTCCAAGATGTAGCATCTAGTGCTAATACAGCTAATGTAGTAAATTACATTGAGGCTGGAGAAATAAAATATGTTTCAACAACTTCAACTACAGTGATATTTCACTCTATTGGAGCTGGTGCAAACGTATCTGCATTAGATACTACTACAATTACATGTGCTAGTGGAGAATCTGTCAAATTAGCTGATATTCTAATGAAAGCAATTGGAGGTATGCGTAACGGCAGTATCATAACAATTGATGTAGATTCAGGACACTCAGCTGCAGCGATATCTGATATATCATATGCAACAGTATAATAATTAACAACTAACGGAGGTCTGTAGAAGATCGTGCCTTTATGCAGGCCTCCTTTTTAATAACTTTAATAAATTTAGAAAAATGGCAATAAAATTTGATTTTAACAGACTAAGAACTGCTGTAGATTCATTCTATAAAGCTAAGGACACAGTCGGCGAAGAAGTAGTGCATTTACCTGCTTTAAAAAGTGTAAAGAAAGTAATTGCATTAGGTGACGCAAATGCAACTATCATTGATGATGATAGCAACTCACTTTATGCTTTAACTGCTGCTACAACTGGTGATCGTACATATACTTTACCAGCTGCTGCAAAAGGATTGTGTTTTGAGTTTTTAGCTACTGTAGCGTCTAATGCACAAGCTTGTATTTTTGAAGTTCCATCTGGAGCTTTATTAGGCGGTGTATTAGCACAAAATGGTACTGGAACTACAATTGTTCAGTCTGATCTTACAGATACCAAATTAACTCTTAATGATGATATAGAGCCAGGAACACACTTACAGTTTCGTTGCGTAGATGACACTAACTGGGTTGTTTCAGGTATTGTATTATCTGCAGATGCTAATCCAGCATTTAGTTAATAGATAATTAGAATTAAGGGGGAGCTTTATGCTCTCCCAAAATTCTTTATATTTGTGATATGAATTTAATACAATTTTTAAAAAGCATAGCTAAAGATCCAGAAGCCTGGGAAAAAAAACAAGTTGAAAATGCAAATAAAAATCAAGTTAGATTCAACATTGGTGGTCAATCAGGTTTTAAATGGAAGACTGAGTCTGCTAATAAAACTTGGGTAGAAAATGGAAAAGTAGTGAGAGATAGAAAAGGTAAAACAATAACAAAATAAATAAAATGAGACACGTAGTAATAATTAAATCAAACAATCCAAGCAAGTTTAATTACTGTAAGTTTGGAAACTATAAAGATAGAGAGGGTAAAATAAGAGAACTAGTAGACATTAATGGAATAACAGTATCAGGTTTTGAAATGTTTCAAGCTGTAGTATCTTTAGATATTAATAAAGATCACGACAGAAGGCTATATAAATTTTTAAAAGATCATCCATTAATACAGGGTAAATTTACAATTGAAGACGTATCAAGTAAAGAACAAAGAATTGCTGAACAATCTATAAGATCTGCAGAAGCAGTTACAACAGCATCTGATCTTAAAGAAAAAGATTTAAGAGATTTAGCTTTACTTATGGGTATAGATATTAACATGCAAGAAATGTTACTTAAAGCTAAAGTAATTCAGTTTGCTAACGAACAGCCTGAGAACTTTATGAAATCAATTGAAGATATAGATAAAGAGCACAGAGTGTTTTTGAAAAAAGCATTAGCTGAAGATGTTTTACAAAAAGTAAACGGAGTTTGGAAACATAACACACTTAATATTGGCCTTACAGATGATCAGGCTATTGTATGGTTAAAAGATAATGGAGATTCGTATGCTTTGTTAAAACATCAGCTTAGAACTGGCAAAAAAGAAGAGCCAAAGAAAGTAGAGTTAAGTGAAGTAGAAGAGCATCCAATGAGAAAAGGATCAGTTATATCTGAAATAGAAAATAGCTAATGACACAACAAGAAGCATTTGATTATATGGATTTGCTTTTAGATAAAGCAGATCAACCTTACTTTTTAGATACAGAAAAAGAAAAGTTTTTATTACTTGCTTCTTACGAATATGTCAATATCTATTATCCAACATTTGGTGTTAATCAAAGTAGTAGAGATAAGTTAAGAAGTTTTATTAAAACAGATGAGATAGAAGATGTTTCTGATGAGGTAGGCGGAACGTCTATTTCTGATTATTATCATTTGATATCTGTGAATCATTCAGAAGATTCAACTAATTTTTATAAGGCTGAAATATTAAGCTCAGAAGAATTTATGAGTCGTATTAATAATACAGATCCATTTAAAAAAACTGATGTTAATAATCCTGTTGCTACTATAGAGGATGATGAATTATTAGTTTCACCACCAACGACAGCAAATGGAAAGGTAGAAGTGAAATATATAGGAGATCCAAAATCAATTATTAATACTTTTAATAATTTAAACGAAGGGCAGGCACTTGAGATAATCAAGATAGCAATTAGAATCATGGGTGCAAGTATTGAAAGCTCCAATTACGAAGTTTTTGATAACGAAGTAAAAACAAACATGTAAGATTTTCTTTTGCTCCCTGCTTCAAGAATAGGCGGAAACTAGAAATAGTAGATGCCTATTTTTGTTTACTAGAGAAATTTAATTAATTTTGCAAGAAGCATAAATATACCCTATGGCAACATTAAATGAAATAGCATATAATATAAAAAATTTAGCTTACGGGGGCAGCCACTCTATAGAGGAGTCTATGGATATTAGACAGATAAAGTTTTGGATAAATTATCATAGAGCAAATATTATTACAGAAAACGTAGATAGAGGTATATTAAATCATCATAATTTATATCAAGAACAAGAACTAAGCTTGTATAATATATTTAATGATAGTATTATAGAGTTTGTTAATAGTTATATTGATAGCGGTTATACCCAACTTACATCAACGACTATACAATCGTATCTTGATAATATAATAATTCCAGACGGTAAATTTAGTCCATTATCACCTATTACGCTTACAACAATAAATCAAAGCTTTAATCTAGATCCTTATGGTAGAAGCTATGAAACTCAACAAGCTACAGACTATTGGAGAAACAATGGTTATGCAGATTTTAGTATACCACAAATATTATCAATAGATAATCACAAAGCTGTAAAATATGTTAGATTAAATAGATCTGTATATGATGGAGCAATTGAAGGAAATCAAACTAATGTAATTAATGTTGCAATAAATACAGGAGCAGGATCAAAGTACAATAAAGCACCACTGGCTGAAATAAATAGAAAGAAAGGAACAGATTTACTTGACAGAGAGCAAAGCATATTATCTGTATATAATCTACAAGTAAAGCCACTATTAGAACAAGATGCTTATTGGCTATATAAAGGAACAATAAAGGCTATATTTAATGATCCTACTAAGGTTGTTCACTTAAGAAATTCTCAAATATATAATACTATACAATGGGATGATGATAAAGATTATTATCCATTACCTGACCAGTATATTAAAGAGCTTATAGAAAGAGTGTTGAATGTTGAAGTAAGAACATCAATGGGTATGCCGTCTGATATAGTAGATGATGCGGCTGACACAACTAAAATGATGAAGCAAAGTGGGGCTTAAATATAAAAATAGATATGTATCTGTAAAAGACATTTACAGTAATGTAAATCATAATTTTAATAGAAAAATTAATTACAGTATATTTTATAAAGTAATAAAAAAATTTTTTGAAATAGTAGTTAGAGATATTGTTGAAAGAAATAGAAGGGTGTTTCTACCTAATAGTATGGGATATATTTATTTGGCAGAAAAGCCACACAAAAGAGCGTTCCACACAAGAGTAGATCATAAGGCATCTAAAGAAACTGGAAAGTTGGTAACATTTAAAGTACCAATACTAAGTGACTTTTATAAGAAAATAGTTTGGGTAAGACCAAACAAATATAATACCTGCAAAATATTACCGCTAGGGTATTCAAAAAAAATAATTAAAAATAATTAATATGGGTACAGAACTAACAGCACAAACCTTAACAGTAACAGTAACAGAAGCGCTAGCTGTAGATCATGCAAATGGATCAACAAACGATATTGACTTTGCACAAACATACACACATACATATGGCAGTATTGCAAATGTAAGTAAAAGAATCATTAAGCTAGCTAACACTAATTTAACAGAAATAGCTACACTAGGATCTGACACGGCAGACGGCGCTTTTGTAAGAGCTGACATAAAATATATTAGAGTAACTAATTTAGATTCCTCAGATACGTTACAAGTTGGATTAGATGATGAGGCATCAGATGCAGCTTATGTAGAAGTAGCTGCGGATAGCAGTATAATATTTACAGGCACAAAATGCGAAGGAGATAATGGTGGCTCAACTTTAGATAATGCAACAGCATTAAAAGTAAAAGGTAGTGCAAATCAACAATTAGAATTGTTCATAGCTTCAGTTTAATGTATATAGAATTAGAAAACGTTTTTCAGTCGGTAAGCAGAAACTTAGGTATAAAAAACTATGATCATCATATAGATGAGTGGATTGAATGGTCTTTTGAGGCAGAAAAATACATAGGCAGTTTAGATACTTTTAGAATGATAGAGGCTACTTATACAACCACAGGTGAACAAGCTACAGGTACACTTACGTTTGCGGCAAATCCTTCCGATGGCGACTGGATTGAATTAAATGGTACTAGATTATATTTCAAAGACTCAAGTAGTATAGGTGGTGCTCAGGCATCAAATGAAATAGTTATTGGAACTACATTAGCACTTACTCTAAGCAATGGAACTGTAGGATTAGAACAAAATTTATCTACAACTGTAAATTCTAACGCAGCTTTATTTAATTATCCAGAAACTCTTAACGTTGCTACATACGCTGTTGATACTACTGCAGGAACTCTTACTATAACATATAAAGATATTGGACCAGAAGGTAATAATTATACCATTTCATCTAGTTCATCTAATGTTACGTTCAGCAATACCACATTAACTGGCGGTAAACATATGTTTAGAAATCAACAATTAACTTTACCTAAAAATATGATAAAGTTATTAGCGGTTAGAGCAGGTGGTAACGATCTACAAAATAAACATGCTGAATTTAGACCAACATCTACAACACATAGATCAAGAGTTGGACAAAGCGATGATGGTACACAACAAAGACATTTTAGATACTATGTTGATGGTAATAGATTAAACATTACGCATGATCAAGTAACTGAAATTACTATAACATATTATGAGTATCCTACAGACGTAAGAGGATGGCCAATGATCAAAGATAGTCATATTACGGCAGTAGCTCAGTATATAATGTGGCAACACAAACTGGTAGGCTACTATAATGCTGAAGTACCCCAATACATTATTAAAGATTTAGAAAAAAGATGGTACTATTTATGTGCAAAAGCAAGGGGTGATGACAGTATGCCATCATCAGATGATATAAAACAAATTGGTAAAATGTGGAATAATTTAGTTCCTATACGTAGTGGTAATGATTTATTAGACTTCTAATATGGCGCAGAAAAAACAAGTAAGCAAGCCACAAGGATTTACACATGGATTAGTATCAGATCCAGATCCAAGATTTCAAATCAAAGGTAGTTATACTGATGCGCTTAATATACGATTAACTAATGATACAGGTGATACGTTTACTGTAGAAAACATTAAAGGTAATACTTTGCTTATAGATTTATTTGGATTGCAGTTTCAGTCATATATTGATGCTGCTGAAGTTTCATCAGGAATACTTGGAACAAGACCTGATATACAAAATAATTCAAATACTACTGGAGCAAGTAATTTAATATTTTCTGAAATATATGCAGATCCAAAAACTATCATAAATAATCAAGAGGTTGGATCTAATTTTCCAAGTCCACAAAATCCAGAACCAGGATCTGGCCCAAATCTAAATGCAACTAATCAAACAGGTTATCAAGGTTTGTTTCCTTTTTTTGAGCCAGGAACATTACCACAAACTACAACAAATGTAGATTCATTTGAATCTATTGCTAGAAAAAATCATTCTAATATAGTTGGATATGTTTCTGTTGGTAAGGAATTAATTTTAATTATTGTAGTAGCTACAGTAAAAGAAATAAAACCTGATGGAACAGATATTGATAACCCCACAACAAGAACAGTATTTTTAAGACTTACTATTGATGATGAAAATAAAGTTGAATCTGTAGAGGATTTACTTGTAAGTTATAGTTTTTTAAATGGTAATTATCCAGATTTAAACATGAATATTGATAATCCTGTTCGTGTAGAAGCTATAGTTGAAAATGAAAGTATAACGAGAATATATTGGACAGATAACAAAAATCCGCTTAGAACATTAAACACAAGACAGTCTGGTAAAAATCTATTACCACCGTCTAGTTTAAATTTAACACCACTTGTAAATGCATCACAACCTGTATTAGATTTAACACTAAATGGATCTTTACCTGTAGGAACATATCAGTATGTATATAAATATATATCTGCAAATGGAGGAGAATCTTCATATTCACCACTTAGTAACTTTTACCATGTAAGTGAAGAGGGTTTTGCTACATCAACTGATTATGGAGGATCTCCAAAAGGTGAAATAGGATCACAAGGTTTTAGAATAGTAGTAGAAGATTTAGATACAAACTTTTCATATATAGAGCTATATGCTCTATTGTACGAAGATCTTAATATACCACCTAGAGTCGGCTTAGTAGACAGAAAGCTAATAACAGATGGCGCTACAAATGTTGTTTTTAATCATCTAGAATTTAGTAATGAAATATCAAATGGATTAGAAGAGGTTTTAATTGAAACTAATACGTGGGACGTTTGTAAAGATATTGCAATAAAAGATAATATATTATTTGCAGGTAATTTAAGACAAAAAAGAAACTTTATATCTGAAAAAGAATGGAATGTAAAAATTTTAAGATATAATATAAATTCATCATACACCCCGCCAATAACAGATCAAACAGCGATGCTTACATCAACTGATCCAGAAATACCTGTGTATTTTAAAGAGTCAAGTAATTCTGCAACTGTAAAATTAGCACCAGACGATGATTATCTTTTGGGTAGGTTAAATAATGGTGATCCAGCAGAACCACAATATGCAACAAGATATTTGCAGAGAAAAATGAATGGTAATGCATTTTCTTTAGCTACTAAAACACAAGATGAGTATAGGTTTTTAAATGATGGCATGACGCTTGGTGGTCAGAGTTATAAGTTTGGTCAGAATTATTTAGGTGGATGCAGGGTAACTTTTGGTATTAAAGAAAAAGTTGCTGACATAACCACTAATGATGGAAATGTGCCATATATAGAAAGTGTTTCTAATTCAATAGATAATTTTCAAACAGATAATATAGCAGGTGAAATAGTGGAAGTTGCAGGCGTGCTAACCACACAAACACTAATAAATAATAATACTGAAGTAACATATAGTGCTTCAATGAATTTAGGGGGTAGTAAAGATCCACATCTTGCAGGAGATCAAAGAGGTTATCAAAGAGGCGAAATATATAGATTTGGAGTACAGGTGTATGATTTAAATGGTAGCCCTGGTAATGTACTTTGGATTGGTGATATACAAACACCAGAAATGTACGATTTATTAAGAATGATGAATGTAGACTCATTAGCTTATGATCCATTACAACTTGATTCAACATATATAAATGGCGAGTATAAAATAATTAGTTTTGATAAAATTAAAGATCATAGAATATCTACAGTTTGGGGACATTCTGTACCGCCAGTGGCCTGTTCATGGTTTAATGAAACAACTAGCGTACAAGATAGTCAACCAAAACCAGAAGCTTACATCAATGCTGATGGGACACAAGTAGATTTAAATACAGATAATTTAAATCCTGGACAACCAACAAATGCAACAAGAAAAAATAAATGGTATCCTGGATATATAGCTAATTCATTACCCTTATATCCTGATAGCCTTAATAACTACGATAGCAGGCATTATCTTTTTGATTTGTTTGTAAACTTTGAGTTTTTAATACCTCAAGAAGTGTGTGAAAAAATATCAGGATTTAGAGTAGTAAGAGCAGAAAGAAAAGAAATAGATCGTAGAGTTTTACAACAAGGTTTGCTAAATCAAACAATGAAGTATGGTAGAATTGATCAAGGGTTACAAAGGGGTTATTATCAAGATGCTAAATTTTCTGTAGATGATAATGAAAACTATTCTGGATCTACAGATTTTCCATTTTCAAATGCAACAAACACTGATCCACAATTCTTAGAATATGACACATTTTTAAATGGATATGTTGGTTTAGCAGAAAACTCACATATTGCTAGATATGAAAATGGACTGACAACAGGTAAACTAACGGTTGGAGGTATTACAGAGGGAGAAGTTTATGTAATGCAAGAGAATGAAAATCAAATTGGTTTTTACGGAATAAATTATCCATATAGAGATAATTTAGCAGGATCAAGATCTGCTAACAGTCTTCATGTGGGTATGGGTGCTCCTGGAGAAAAAGGCATGCATAGTGCATATTTTGGATCATATGAAAAATGTCAAAATGGTCAAGTTCAGAATGGTGGTAATGCAAAGCTTAATAGACACGCGTGGATAACTGACAACATATTTACTTTAGATTGCCCTGACAGTTCTTTTGGTACATATAGGTATTCTACAAAAGAAGGTGATATGTTAAGAATAGATAGTTTATTAAAACTAACAGATGAATTAAGATATACGTCAGATTTAAACCAATCCAACTATCCTTCAGGTTGGTATAGAAACGGAGTTGGAAAACCAAGTACAAATAATAGCACAAGCTGGCAATCACCTGATAAGGCAATAGATTTGTCACAAGCTTTAAGATTTAGTAGTAAAAGACAAACAGAGTTAAATGAAAAAAATGGAATTTTAATTGGTAAATATTATGTTTACGATCCATCATGGGGTATTGATTTTGAAATATCTGGAGGTAATACTTTTGTAACAAGAGATTTTAGTAATTCTGTAGTTAATGTTGCAAACCCTAATAGAGATTACAGGCAAATGGGCACTATAGTTGCAGCAAAAGAAATTATTGCAGGCGAAATATTATCAAGCACATTTTTTGAAAATGATGATTCAATGACAAGTGGACAATATTCAGGTTTTTCTAATAACACATTAGGATTTGTCGGAGACTATGTTTGGTATGCTCAATTTTCAAGTGTAACAAATAATATACAGGCAGGATATCAAACGGCTAATGCTGATGATTTTAACTATGATACAATTTCTACAATGCAACAAGGTTTAAGGTCTATAGTGGTTGAGGTAGGCAGAGATCTTAATGGTAATACACTTAGTATGTATAACTTTCATCCAAGAAATTTAAGTATGATTTTACAAAATCAATCATTTCTTTCAAGACAAAATAATGGGACTTTTTATTCAGATGCAGCTCAACAATATGATTATTATTTAGGTAATAGTAAAAGTGCAGAAACAATAAAATCTTACATACCATTTAAGTATCTATGTTCTATAGTTAGAAAATCTGTAGCATATGGCGGAAGTTCAAAGTCATCTATTGAATCAACTAGATTTATACCCTGTGGTAATTTTCATCCAGTTGTATTCACAGCTGGACCAGAAACTGTTATGCAGTTTCATAATTCTAAAGTGTTTGGTGGTGATACATTTGTAAATTTATATTCACATCAAAAAACAAACATACCTTACTCAAGAATTTCATTTGCAAGATGGCAAGTGTTTCCTGTAGAATCATTTACTAATACAGATATGCGTGGTTTATTATCATTAAACGCAGGTGACACTACACTAGGTACAGATAAAAACTTACCACCATTTAGTAATGATTGGGTATACAACTATGTGTACTCACAAGAAAATAATATTAAGTCAGGATTGATGATAGATGAGGAAAGAACAAATGATCCGCTTGACTTACCTTATGAGTTGGCGTATTCAAGAACAAAAATATTAGGTGAGCTAGGTGATGCATTTAGAGTGTTTCCTATCAATCAATTCCATGATATGGAAGGTAAGTATGGACAAATCAATAGAGTCATAAACTTTAAAAATGATATTTATGTATTACAGGATGAAGCATTTGCAAAAGTTTTAGTTAATCCAGTATCTATGATTACCGACGATACAGGTTCAAGTTTATTTACTGGTACAGGTGAAACTTTAGAAAATCATCTTTACATAACAACAAAGTTTGGTACACGTCACATGCATAGTGTAACTACTAGTGAACAGGCTATATACTATGTTGATAGCAGATATGGTAAAATATATAAATACGATACAGAAACACTAATGTCATTGGGAGATACTTTAGGGTTAAGGGCGGCTTTAAGATCTACAATTAAAGAGGAAGGTCGTTTGGATTCATATAATCAAACAGCTATTGGTGATCTATCTGAAGTCCCATTTCAAGTAGGCGCAAGCAGAAACTACGTATCTGATAATTATTTAGATTTTATAGGCATACAAAGTACATTTGATCATATGAATAAAGAGTTAATTGTTACTTTTCATAATTCAACTTTATTAAATAACACAAGATCTAGACCTAGAATATCTACTGATATTATTAGCACAACAGTAGCATACAATGAAGGTGTCAATGCTTTTACTTCATATTATAGCGCATCACCAAGCCAATGGCTTTTACATGATCCAGCTTTAATACATGTAGGAGATCAACAGCCTGTAAGTTCATACTTACATAATGAAGCAATTGATGGTACATATAGATACAATCCGTTACAATTATGGTTATGGGACAGTAACCCTTTAAGAAATGTATACTATCAAGACTCATCAACCGACGAATTGCCAACTGCAGATAATACAGTATTAGAAAAAGTTATTAATGAGCAGGCGCAGGACACAAAAGTTTTTGACAACTCATTAATTCCTATGACAAGTGATGGTGATGGGGGTATGGATCAATTTTCTAATGATGTCAAACTATCTTTTCAAACTGAAAATATGATAACACCACAAACAATAGATAATACTCTTGTAAAATATAGAGAAAATATATTAAGATATCCGATTCGTGGAAGTGTAGAAACAGAAGCTGGTAATCAGTTTTTTGGAAGAGCAAGAGGTACATATTGTAAGCTTAGATTGGAAATAGAAACATCAGAAAAATTTAATATCTTTGCAATAATGGCGAAGTATCGCAAATCTTATAATTAATGGCATATTCTGATATTATAAAAGCAATAAATACTTACGGTGGTTTTTACAATCAAGGTAAAGAATATGAAGCTACAAATCCATATTCAAGCTTAGCTTTTCAGCCTTCATTAGAAAATGTATTTGCACAAAATCCACAACCAATAAATCCTGTAACACAAGCTAGAGAAATGCAAGATGAAATGACTGGGACCGATAAAACACTTATGGGTTTGAGTCAGTTTGGAGTAGGAGCTGGTGTAGGTAAAGGCCTTGCGTACGCTAAAGGTAAAGCACCAGAGTTTCTTACAAAAATATTCGGTAAAGCAACACCTGCATCATTTAATCCTGCAGCAGCATTAGGAGTATATACAGCAACAAGAGATCAAAACCCTTATGAATATAGCGATGTAGAGTTTGGGGGTGATATAGCTAGTGGGGCATTGCTTGGTTCACAAATAGTACCTGGAGCGGGAACAATTATAGGTGGTTTAGTTGGTTTAGGCAAGGGTTTGTTTGGTCAAGCTCAAGCTAAGAAAAAAAGAGAAAAAGCAGAAACTAAGTTTCAAAAACAATTAGAAAAAAGACAAGACGCGATAAATGAAGCTGTGATTGATCAAAGAGAAAAAATAGCTAACATGAATACAGCTTTAGCATATAGTGATGAAGCTGGTAAATATCAAAATATATATGGTGGTAATTTATCATTTGAAAATGGTGGTATTTTACAAGCAGCTGGTATGCCTATGGATAGCATTATGAATAGACAAATGTTTGTAGAGTCTAGTTTTAACCCTTTGGCTGAAAGCAGTCAAGGAGCATTAGGCTTGACACAGATTACTCCATTAACATTTAAAGATATGCAAAATCGTGGTTTTGTTCCAGAAGGTAAAACTTTTGAAGATTTAAAAACTGATACAAATCTATCTATGAATTTGCAAAATAAATATATGGACGCATTATTAGATAGAAGTTGGAATCAAACAGGTAGTGAAGAGGTAAGAGTTGCAAAAGCATTAGCAGCATATAATCTTGGACCAACTAAATTAGTTGATAGATTAAATAAAATAAAAGATCAAGGTGTTGATATATATGGTGGTTTGTCATGGGTGGATAAGCTACCTGACGAAACAAAGAATTATGTAAATAAAATACTGGGAATGGCAGGTGAAGAGTTTGAGCAAGATTATAAAAAAGGGTTCAAAGAAAAAGGTTCAAAGTTTAATGAGGGTGGTAGAAAAAATATTGTAGCAGAATTTACTGGAAATGAATTGATAGTAAATGATCAAAATGAAGTAGAAGCTGGACTAAAGTCTGGTGATTTTAAAAGAGCTGCTGCACCTATTAGAAGAGCAATGCAGGGCGGTATGATTACACCAGGCAAAGAAACCCATGTAAAGAATCCTATGCCTGTAGATGCAGATGGTAATATTTTTACAAAAAAAGGACAATTGAGCTTTCGCGTGCGCGGGGGCGCGGGCGTGTATGACCATGCAACAGATCAGTTCAAATCTAATATGGATGATAAAGAAATTGCTATGGTTGCACAAAAGAATATGAATAAGTGGAAAAAAAATAATATGGCATAATGGCATTACCTGGAAAAAATTTAATATCAGAAAAAGAAATATTTGATTATTTAATGACTAAGCCTGGAATGACTGATGTCAAGGCGGCAGGCATAGTTGCAAATATTGCAAAAGAATCCTTATACTATGCTGATGCTGTTCAAATGGGTGATGTTGAAAATCCAGGTATTGGATTATTTCAATATACATTTAAAGCAAGAAAAGATGCTTTTCTTAAAGCAGTGCCAGATTGGAAAACAAATTGGAAAGGCCAAATAGATTTTGCGTTTGAAGAAAATGAATTTAAAGCTTTTATGAAAGAGCCTTACGAAACAGTACAAGACTCTACAAGAGGTTTTATGACAACCTTTGAAAAGCCAAAAGATCAATCAGAAGAAGAAGTACAGGATAGAGTAAATAGACTTTATAACTCTCCCAATATTAAAGATGATCTTAAAAATTTACCAAAAGATAAAAGCATTGACACTGAAGATGAGCAAAATATATTACCTGAGGTAACTATTGAAATTGATAAAGAATCAGACAAAAGTATAAAAGCGCCAACAATAGGAGTTCAGCCTTTACCAGTAGATAAGAACGAAGAATTAAATAAACCAGATTTATATCAACAACGTATTATTGCTGGTTTAGATGGAGATGCAGCGGAAAAAAAATATGGTACACCTGCTGGACCCAAAGGAGGTGTTGAAGGGACAGTTGAAAATCCTTACAAAAAATTAGTTCCAATAGATAACGCAATAGAGGATTCTTTTTATCAAGATGTAAATGGTGAAATATATCATTTTATTGAAGGAGATTATAGGCCTATTGAAAGCGAAACATATAAAGAAAGGTTTGGAAAAAAACTAGAAAAAAAACTAGATGAAATTAATAAAAATAGAGATAGAATTGAACAAATTCAAACTCCAGAACCCGACAAACGAAAAGGGGAGTTGATTCCAAAATCACCAGAACTTGAACAAATACAAAAAAATCTAGATCAAGAAAGATTAGAAAAAGAAAGACAGCAACAATTAAATAATATGGAATTTGTAGATGTACCTGAAGAAGATGATCCAGATGATTTTTTAAAACCTCAAACAAAAACTACAGAAACAACAGATCCAACAGAAGATACGCAAGAAAAAAAATCTCTTACAGACACTTTAGGTGGGGCAGCATCATTTGCAGATTCAGCATTTACTGCTGCATCAAAAGTGTTAGACGGTATTGGAGGTCCAGGAGCATTGGTTTCGTATGTATTGGGTAAAAGAGCACTAAAAGATGCTATGCAAGAAGTGCAGCCACAAAAAAGAGCTGATCTATCTCCATTGTTTTATGAGCAATATAGACAATCAAAAGAACTTGCTAAACAAGGCTTTGCTCCTAATGAAGAAAGAGCAATCAGAGAGCGTATTGATGATGCATATCAACTAGGATTAGAAAATGCAGTAAGAGGTACTGCAGGTAACAGAGCTAGATTTTTAGCACAGTCAGGAGTATTAGATTCTGCTAGATCTTCAGCGTTATTAAACTTTGCAGCACAAGATGATCAATTACGTAGACAGAATCAAAAAGAGTTTACTGATCTTATGATGTTTAAAGAAAATTTTGATCAACAAAGATCGGAACAACAAAGAGCAGAAGATATGAG